GCTCTCGCAGGACTTCTGGCGGTATCTCTTTGCCTTCCTTGATTGCCTGCGTAATACCCTGCTGTGCCGCCATCTGTGCGGGGCTTAACTTTTCAGACGGCCTGCGCAGCGGTTCTGTCTTGCGCGCTTCCATTGCCGCAATAGCGGAGTCATTTTCCTGAATCTTACGACGGATAGAGGCATTCGCCGGATTCCCCGGGTCGCGCACCATTTCCCCTTGCAGCCGCTCACTGTCGATTTTTAGTGGCCCTATCTTTCGATCCATCTCCGCGGCCAGCAGTTTCGGAGTCTCTCGCAGATAGTGCTCATCGAACTCTTTCGCCGTCATTTGCCAGGGCTCTTTAGTTGGCTCGGAACGCTTCGCGGGCTCAGGTTTTGCCGGTTCATCAAACTTCACGTCGGCCGCTTTAATCGGCGGCTGTTTTACTTCTGGCTGCTTCACTTCTGGAACTGGCTCATTCGCCTTCTGACGCTCTAATTGCCGCGCCCTGATTCGCTCAATTGCAGATTGGCGACCTTCGTCGGTTCGCTGAAGTTTTGGTTTTACCGTTTCTTGCGCGGGTGGCTGACGTGGACCGTCTTCCCGTCCGGGTAGATTATCTTGAGTAGCCTGCTCCCCGGCGGGACGTTCTGCGCCCACCGCGTCAGGAGTATCTCTCGCCCCTTTTCTGAGTCCTTCGTCTTTTCTGCGTTGTTTGTCTCGTGCGGCTGCGGCTTCTGCTGCGTCGGTACTATCGGCTGTGCCATAACTTAACCCCGTTCCATTTGCTGTACGAATATTGCCGTCCATGTCTTCGTAGACGAATCTTGATGCTGTCAATTCTTTGTTTACCCGGTCAACTACCCGGCCCATCGCCTCAGGATCACTCGACCGTGCGTAAAACTCATCGCCCGACCGATGATAGACCTTAATCGTTCCCGGGGGCTCTTCAGCGACCGCACGCTTAAACATCTCCCCGACGCCAGGCAAGGCGACTCTATCAACTCCTTCGTGCCCAAGCCCCTTCGCCTCGTTCATCGGCTTGAAGTCGTCAAGATCGGCGTAACTGATATGCGGATGCGACTCCGCCATTTTGCGCTCATCATTTCGAAAGGCTTCCTGATTCGGGAGGTCCATTCTATTGCTGGTTGTGTACGCCGCGCGAATCTCCGCATCGGTCATCTCGTCGGGAATCTTCCGCTCTTCTGATCGGGCTGTAATGTCACGGCGCTCCGGAGTGCCTGCTGGTGGCTCGCCTGTTGTCTGCCGTCTATCCTCGCCCCGTGGCTCTGCGCGACGGTCAGCGGGCAGGCTTTCCGGCGTCGTTGATTCAGGGGCGGCGGGCTGTCTCACGGCTTCTATCGCAAGCGTTTTCCTGTCGGCATCGTCAAGCGGTTGACCTTTTGCGTGCTTCATATCTATACGAGCAAGATCGTCTTCGTGTCCAGGCGGCAGAGATTCCATTGTCGGCACTGACTCAGGAGTCATCGATGGGGCCGATTCTTTCACGCTCTGCATCGTCGCCGTTGCCTGTCTGGGATCCATTCCAGCATTAATCATTGCTGTTTTAAGTGCGGCTTCAGATTCGGGCGATTTGGTCGTCGCGAATTCCTGCGCAGCCCGAACGACGTTTGTGTCGTTGCCAATCTTTTCAGCGCGTGCAATATCTTCCGGCGTGGTTTTCGCCTGCAATTCTTCAACGGAGCCGGGCTTGCCGTGCCATCCGATTGCGCCAGCCATTATTCCAGTCGTCAATATGCTATGCAGGTCTTTTGCGCCACCGGCCATCCCAGCGGTCACTTCATTTAAGGCGACGTTTGCCGCCACCCTGCCGAGAAGCGGAGCGCCGCGGAAAAGTCGAGCGCCTGCAATCGGCGTCACGTTGCTAAGTCCGGCTTTAATAATATCCTCGGAATTGCCTCCACGTCCGGCCGCGCCAGCCATTCCGACTGCAGGCCAATAAGCCTCAGACGCCACACCACCACCGGGAACAGCGCGAGCCAGGGTCAGGTCGGGTACTAATTCACCTATCGTCCCGAGAGTGTCGCCTGTGTATCCGCGAACGCCTGAGATATTCCCGCGCAACCGATCCTCTTCCGCTGCGTTTTTCAGATACTCATAGCCTGATTGAGCGCCAGGGATTCCGATCTTCCCGCCAAGGCGAGCGACGCCGCCAGCAATCTCTTCAGAACGGGCAAATAGTGGATCCATTAAACTTTGCAGATAATGAGAATCAATACCGAGAGCCTTCTGTTCATTCTCTTCCAGCGGGCCGAGCTTCGCCAATTCTCGTATCGCGGCTTTCTTTTGCTCCGGTGGCGCGTTTAACGCATTTTGAAATACTGTATCGTGAATAGCCTGTTGCTGTTCAAAGCGGGCTTTTGCCGCGTCAAGATTCGCTTGGCCGCCAGCGCGTTCGGCTAGTGACTGCGTGGGCCGGTTGGTGATGCTTGAAACCTGATGTCCGGTAGTTTCCGCTTGCGGCTGGTCCAGCAGATCGTCAAGCGTTCTCTGCGGCGGCGCAACCGGTTTCTGCGTGCCCGGACGATTGGCAGCATTAAACGGACTTTGCGGTTGCGGCTGTTGTTGAATTTGCTTACCGAGTTCGCGGCCCTTCTGCCAAGCTGATTGTGGGGCTGCAGGCTGTGCTTGTTGATAAGCCCCGCTGAACTTCGGATCCATTGTTTCCGTAGCGGCCGGCTTCGGCGCATCCTCAAACTGAACATCTGACATTTTGATCGGGGCTTGTTTGGGCGCAGGTTCATCGTCGAACTGCACATCGCTCAGCTTCAGTGGTTTTTGAGCGGGAGGCGGTGCGGTATCTTGCTGGTCATCAAATTGAACATCTGCAACATTCAGCATTAGTGATACTTCGTAATATTACCGTCTTTGTCGATTTCGTCCGCTGTGTACTTTTTACCATCGGCAGGATTCGTGAAAGTCTTACCGACCATCGGATGCGATTTTCCGCCCGTCGAAGTGCCTGCGTTATTTGACTGCTCCATTGCCGCCGCCTGTGCCCACTTCGCAGCAAGCGCTTCTTTCTGTGCGTTCAACGGCGCAACCTTCTGATTGAATTCGTCCTCGGTAATATCCCCGGCCGCCTGCTTCTTCCGCCAGACGTTAATCATCGCCTGATTTGCGCGCTGCTCGTCTTCAACGGGTTTGAGCTTCAAACGCATCTGATAGTTTGCGGTCAGACCACCTGGACCTTTCGCTGGCGCGCGGAACTTTTCAGGATTCTCTGCCCGCTCTTTTGCCAGTAACGCCTGAGCCTCCGCGCGCGATTCTTCGGCAACAGTTTTGTCGAGTTTCGCCTGTCGCTGCTCCTGCCATCTATCGGAAATAAAGTCGCCCTTCTCAGCGTCGCTCATCGCCTCAAATGCCGGATTGCCCGCATAGCCAGCAGCAATCTGTCGCGTTTCCAGTGACGCTTTATCTTGAGCCGCCTTATTCTGAAGAAACAGTTTGCCGCCAAACTGCTTGTCAATCTTATCAAGGGCAAGCTTTCCAGCCTGATCAATTTGCTGCTTCTTGTTTGCCGCTTTAACGTTCTCAAGACTCGTCTGACGCTGCTGCTCCGCTTCCTGCTGCGCTTTGAACGTTTGCAGCTTTACCGGCTGATCCATCCGCAGTTGCTCAGATTGCAACTGATTCTGATAGCGGGGATCATGGGCGTCTTGTGATTGATCTGCCTGCTTCTCTGTGTCAAATCGACTCAAATCCCGCTCGTACGCAGCACGATTGCCAAATCCGGGGTTAGCCAGTCCGAGTACTCCACCGATAAGAGCATTGATGGGCCCGCCCGCGATGCCTTTTTGCGCACCAGCGGAGAAACGCCCCCACGGCCCAATATGCTTTTTATTGGCATCCGTGCTGTTCTGGTAGGTAGTCTGGTCCGGCCGCAATGTCTTTTGGTACGTTGAGTTCGGGTCCGAGTGTCGCGGATTATAGTAGTCAATTTCATTCGAAGTTATCGGCTGGTTAGGCGTCAACGGCTGCGGCTGCGACTGCGGCGGCGTCAGATTCGTCGGCACTATGCCCGCGAGATTTGAGTTGTCGAGTTGCGGATATGACGGTAATTCGGGGTATTGCTGAATCTCTGACTGGCCGGGATCAACGCCCATTGCTGGATAATTGCGCCCATCAAAGGTAGTCGCTGGAAGGCTTGTCTTTGCGACTCCACCCGCAACCGGCGCGTTAGCCATCGGAGTAACCGGTACTTGATCACCCTGAATGTTATTTGACACAGCGCTGGCGAGCGGTCCATAGGTGCCGGAGCTGCCAAGCTTGGCCTCCGACATGTTGCTCGCAGCCTCAGTCGCCCGCTGGGCGTTATCCTGATCGAGTTGTTTTTTGTAATTCAGGATTCCAATGACAGTATTTGGGCTCATCTACCTACCATTTAGCGTACGACTCGGCTTTGAATTCCTCTGGCACAAAGTTCTCAATGATTAGCTCGGCGAAAATCTCCATTTGATCGTCTGTTAATCCCATAGCTCTGCCATATCGACGACCACCAGTAACCCACCTTTCGACAGTCATGCAGTGACAGCCGCCAATTACGTGGACCTGCATCGGATCGGGATTTGGGACACATTCAATCACGTTATAATGGCAGCCAGTTAACCAGACGCGGGGACTGATAGTCCATAGTCCTTCATGGATAATCACTCCCGACCCAAGCTCGCAATCTTCAACTCTGGCGTTACCACGAATAGTAACATCCCCGTCGGCCGTAACGTTCTTCAGCGACGCATTCTCCCTGACCCTGACCTGCCCATAGAGATAAGAATTCTCTACCCGCGCCTCATCGCAAACAAGCGGGCAGTCCCGCTTTCCACTGTCGCTAGAAAGAACCGAGCCGACGACTTCCGCCTGATCTGCAACACAAGAGAAGTCAAGTATCTTTCCGCCACGAACAACCGCCTTGCCCATCACGCGAGCGAGTCTGCCAATCTCCGCCGTGCCTTCAACGCGAGCCTTCCCGTAAACTTCAGCCCCAGGGCGAATTATTGCAGCCGGAGCGATATAGGCGTGGCGTGAGACATCGCTATCCCGAGCGACAAGACCCTGCCCCTTGCTGTGAGATTCCCAAAGTGGCAATGCGGATGTTGTCATAATCTCCTACGGATTCAGCGCGCTATCTACCGCCCGCTGCGCTGTCGCTGCTGTATCCGCCGCCGCCTTCGCGTTGAACTCCTGAACGGTCTGCTTAAAATCAGCTTTGTAATAAGCGACAACCGCAGGTGCAACCTTCGTCGCGTCAACCACCGTTCGGGTTGCGTCCGTGTAGACATCCAATTGATGCGCCTTCGCAAATGACAGCAGGTTCGCGGCTTTATTCGCGTCAGCCGATGCCTGATCCACGGTCGAAATGCCGGTTGCCATCGTAATCGTTGAGTTGGATGTGAAGGTCACGGGAGCGCCTGCCCGTCCAATCACAACGCCGAATGCAAGTCCAATCAACAAAATGGGTAACGCATACTTCATAATCTTCATAGAACCTCCTAGTACAGCGGCTCGCCAAACAGATAGACATCCACGGTTGCCGCCGATCCGTGGGCCAGGATATTTCTGATAAATAAGGTTTGCGCAGTTACAGTGTCGGTGTTCACGGCAATCGTCATATCCACGAACTTCGTTGCGCCAGTCAATCCGGTAATTGTTGCCCCAGTTACAATGGTTGTGCCGCCACCAGAAGCCGCGGTGAACACGCCAATAGTGGCAACGGAGACTGCCAGGCTTGTTGACGCATTTGTGATGATAACCCGACGAACAATATACTTCGGGACGCCAATCGGGATTGAGTTGTCCGAGCCAGCGGAATTGATGTTCATCCCTTTGACGCGGCCGAGATAGGTGGACATCTCGCCAATTACAACCTGTTGCGCCGAGACAGATCCCAATCGGAATTCAAAACCAATTACCAGCCCGAGAATTAATAAGGCAATCAATAGATTTTTCATCTTATGTCACCACCCAACTGCCCGAAATATAGATTGCTATCCAGGTCGTGGACGAGGTCGCAATCAGGGTTACGACGCCGCCAATTGTTGAATTCGTGATATTTCCCGCTGCCGCACTGACTGAGCCCGCGATTCTAATCGTCGTTGACGCACCGGCGATAACCTTAAGAACCTGCGCGGCCTCCACGATGAAGGTGTAGCGCATCCCGGCCACGGCGGTCGGCAACGTAAAATCAACCTCACCACCAGCCCCGACGTTGGTAAAGTATGTTCCCTTGTCGGCGGTAACAACGGAATAGTTGGTGGTCTTGGCGGTAACGACGACGCCAGTCAGAAGCTTGCCCAGACCCCCGAGGGTTCCGGTGTTGACTTCAAGGACCCCGGCAGCATTGCGCCCAAGTCCGACATCCCGCGTGCCCTCAACCGCGTTTGAAGTCCACGCCAGCATCCCAGTCGAGTAGGTTTGGAGCGCCGTGCCATTAACCGACCATCGCTCGCCATTGGCCATAAACCGAAGCACATTTGACGCGCCCCCTATTCCAGTAAGCGAGATACCGGGAAACGCCAGCCCAGGCGTATCGCTGTCTGCGCCGACAGGAACGACAACCTGACCCGTGCCCTTTGGAACGAGATTGATTGGAGCGTTCGATCCGCTCGATAACGCCGTGAGGTTGACACCTGAACCGGCCGCGAGTCCGGTTATTGATAGTCCATCAGCCTGTGACGCCGTGGAGTTTACAAGCTGAAATACCGGGTTTGTCGCGCCATTCGGGCCAGAAGAAAAAGCCGTCGCCGACGCGCTTGTTTGCGTAATCGTCCCTGAATTAGTGGTAGCGCCAAACGCCTGAGTACCGGTAAACGTCTGCCCGGCGTCCGTTCGCGCAATAGTCGCCGCCGCGTCTGGAAATGTGTAGGTCCTCGCTGCCGTCGGTCCTGCAAACGTAATAACTTGCGACGCAATTGGGATTGTCGTATTTGAGTCAGGGAAGGTCGCGGTTCTTGTGCCAGTCGGCGTACCTGTTAGCTTGATATAGGTGGTCGCATACGTGCCGCTGCCAAATAGGTAGTAATCACGAAACGGCTTGACTGTCGAGCCAGAATCAACACCTGCTTGCGCGAGTAACGACGTATTGATTGACACGGAGGCAAGATTGGATAGCGCGGTATTCGCGCCAGAAGAGCCGCCTGTGCCAAAATCAACCCACGTCCCGGCCGGACAAAAGAAGGCGTGTCCGGTATCGGTCGAAGTCCAGATGCTGCCAGCCGTACAGGTCGCCCCTTTGTTAGCGTCAAGCCCACGCCGGACAAGGTTCGTTGACGGCTGAGCCTGCGCAACACTGACGAACGCAAGGAAGATAAACAGTAGCAATAGTTTTTTCATTATCTCACGATTGTCTCGCAGCGAAACTTCTGGTTGATCGCTAATCCCATTACCCAGTAATCGCCGCAATGCACCATATTGACATCGCGACCCCCGCCGGAGTTGTACGGCGTGCTGCTGTCGCCATCAAGCGCCCAGATGTAATTCACCGGCGGTAATCCCGCGCCAGGACTTGCCATTGACGAGTCGCCGATGTAGACGGTACTGCCTGCAACGCCGATCAGGTTCAACTCGGCGCAATGAATCCACGCGCCAGGTTGAGCGGCAATCATCAGTGGCGATAACTGAGTTGGCGTGTCAGCGGCTGCTACTGTCAGGGTTTTAATGAACTTGCCGGGTGTCGGTACTGAAGCCATAGTTTAACCTCGAAGGTGTGCGGGCCGGATGACCCGCTTCAGACTAACGTATATCAATCACTGCCGCGTTACTGGCGTAGAGATTCGTGCCATCCCCAATGAATGTCACGCTGTCACGCTTGCTCGCGCCGGTTGAAAGAGTCGGGGCAGTTGCGGTCGCAAACTTCGCGGTAGCAGGCCAGGTGAGGGTGCGACTCCCGACGGAATCCTGAATGAACTGGATGGTTATTCGCCGACCATTAGGGATATTTGAAAAGGTGAGCGTGCAGTTTCCCGCGCCGAACGTGCAAACAAGAAAGTCCCCGAGTGAAAAGTCGAGGTTGGTTGTGCCACCCACGGCAAGCGCAATCGCCTGAACACCTGCGCCAGACGAGAGAGGAGAGGTTGGCGTTGCTGGATTTCCCGTACTTGTTTTAGCTAAAGGCATCGTGTCTCTCCTTACTGTCCTGAGTATTCAGTGACGCAAACTTTTGGCGCTCCGGCCGTGCCGATAACGGTCCATTGCGAAAAGCCCACGTCGTCGATGTATTGCTGGCCAGCCAGCAATGGAATGTGATCAGATGTTGCCGCCGCGCCACCGCTACAGATGTAGACCGTGATTGCGGCGTCCCTGTTGATGAATTCAGCACGGATGCGCTTATTGTTTCCGGCGAGCAGAGTCTTTGAGGTGGCCGCGGTCGTAACCGTTGTGGTTATGCCATTACCTTTATACATAATTAGATTCTCCAAATAGCAGAGAACCCCTTGTTACCTGAGTCAGCCGAGGCGACCCGATGCGTTGGCAATTATGCCCTACATACTTTAACAGATTTGTACCGAAACCGTCACAAAATCTCGTTTCTACCGAACATCAAGTGCTCGCGACATTTCATTGACCGTCGTACCAGTTGAATAGAAATGGAAAATATCTTTCTTTCCCGCACCTGTCGAGAGCGTTGGCGCAGTACCGCCGACCCACTTAACGGAAGCAGGCCAGGTAACGGTTCGCGAACCTGTACCGTCCTGAATCAGCGCAATCGTGTAATAACCCGGAAGCAGATTGGTGAAGGAAAGCGTCGTGTTCCCCGCTCCGAATGTACCCTCGACGATATTCCCCAGCGCAAGATTCAGGGCCGACGCTCCACCTGCTGTCAGTGAAACCGTCTGGACCGTTAGTCCCAACGACGCGCCATTGATATTTACATCTTTGGTCATCGTCAACCCGGTGGTTGCGTCCATTGAGCCTACGAGGGTCGTGTTTGGCTTGAAATCTATCGTTGTCGCAGCGTCTATGGTCTCAAGCAGAATCCCTTTTGCGGTGTAGATTCGGAGCTTATTCCGCAGGGCGGTCGTGGCATCAGCCGATCCGCTCACAGAGAAAATGGCGTAATTATCGAGGTCGTTATAGAGTCCGAATTGATTGCCGGGGCTTGCCGCCAGCGATGAATGGAAATATTGCTTTGGCTCCGCGCCCCTGATCACGTTCTCTTGAGTAAGCAACTCGTGATGCTGAAAGCCTGAGCTATGGCCACCAGTTACTCCAAGTTCACCTTTGGCGGCCGTGCCATTCTCGTACATTATTATTGAGCCGCTAGCTATATTGGAAGCATCGACTATCCGGTTACCGGCTGGCGTATCCCACCAAATACCAGTCCCGGTATAAAGCTCCGATTGTCCCGTAAGTTGGATAGCGTCGCCAAAGCCAGTGCCAAACCTGTTGGTTATCAGTATTCCCGTGTGAGCTTCGTAGATTCCGACCGAGCCGGACACGATTGCTGGGTTAGCCTCGATTTGGAGCGCAATCCAGTTTTGGGCGAGTTCAACAGATCCATAAAACCGCGCATTGTCAGACGCGACGATAGCGGTGTAATAACCAATGACGCTCACATTCTGAAGTCCGCCGCCGTATACGTTGTTCAGTCCCGGCATCAGAATGCCTACCGCTCGAACATTTGTCGGCTGGGTCAGAACCGTAAACCCCGCGGAATCCGTAAAAGACAGCGCCTCACCCTGATCTATCGCAACGTCCTCCAAATCCAGACCCTGCCCGTTGTTGAATTGCAAGGCTGTAAGAACCGGATTGGGTTTGCCCCTAAAGCGGATACCGTTAATTCCAACCTGAAGATAATTAAAAGTAGAATCGGCAATTATATTTGTGTCGCTGTAGGTCTTCGCGCTCAAGATAGCCGAGTAGTTAGTTGCCGTACCGTCCCAGTCCGAGGAGTCGATAATCGTTCCAGTTATGGGAATGGCAAGCGAGCCGCCGAGGACAGTCGTACCTTCCCCGGTCAGCCCAATTCGAGTGGTCCCGGCCGACAGTCGGTTGTAGATCGGCGTGCATAGGATGGAATTGCAGTTTGATTGAAGCGCTCCGTTGGCTCTGTATATTCCAGCCTTGAAGAAGATATTTCCGCCGCCTGCCGTGCCGACGGTCGCGAGCGCGGTATTGATTGCCGCAGAGTCGTCATGCTGAACAGTCACGCCCGAAACGGTCGTGCTGGCATTCGTGCCGAGTACCAGGGACAATGTTCCGCAGCCCGATGTTATGGTCGTTACCAGATGTTTAGCGGCGGCACCGGCACCCTTTACGAGTATCCCCTGTCCGTTGGTGCAGGAAAAGGAACCACCGAGCGTCAGGGTATTCGTTCCAGTGGAGATCGATCCGGATGTCGTCGCGCCGGAACCGCTCGCGCCAAAGTCTCGTTGAATGTCGTATCTCGCCTTGCCCTGGTAGGCATTCGGGAAATTGATTGTCGTTGTTCCCGCCGATGTAACGACATTCGGGGCTGTTCCAGACGTTCCTACGGTGATAACTTGCGCGTTTGTGGCGTCACCGTTAATCGACAGAATGCCGCCAGTTGCAGAGTTCGCATCGAGCGTCCAGTGCCCAGGCGTACCGGTAGTGTCACAACGATACAGGCCCTTGGTGACAGCGTTGCCAGTGTAGATAAACAAATCAGCTTGTGGCGGACCAGCAACACACGATGACGGAAACGTAGAATCTGCTGGCGGCCTGACCCTTGGGGTCTGCGCAAGTACGCCGATCGTACCTGGATAGCCCACGGTGGGCGCGAACGGACTTTGAAACCGCAGAACCGTTACCAGATTCGGCGTCGATGTGGTTTGCAAAACTCCGTGCGCGCAGACTGTCTCGCCCCAGGGAATCTTCTTCTGAATGCTGGGCGTGTACTGGATAAAGACCTTTGAATTTGTCCCATTGGTCGTAACATTGTAATCACCAACTGTTACTGCTGGCGACACCGCCGGAGAGTTTGGCGCGGGTGTCAGATAGACATTCGAGTCCATGCTCGTAATAACCGCAAACTCTGGATTGATTGAAAATATATGCTGGTTCGACTCTGATTCGTTTATTGACTGATCTGGACCGTTTGGCTGAAAGCAAAAGTTAACATCGGTCGTATCCGACGGCATAAACTCATGGGGATAGATGCCCCAGAATACCATTGACGCCTGTTGCTGCGCTTTTGAAGGCGGCAGGATGAAATCGACAAAGCCTAAAAAACAGGCAAGAACTAAAACGACGAGGACAGATTTTCTCACGCGATCTCCTTTGAAGAACTTGTACAAATTGAAATTGAGTTTCTTTGAGACTGCGTTGATAGCCATCTATTGGTGGACCTCCAAAGCCAAACGCAGCCTGAGCGATAAATCGCGCGGTGATTTTATCCAACTGGCCGCGATATTGGCAATCGAAAATTTACTATGTGAAGTTTCGTACATATAAGCGTTTAAAGACCTTGCCGTTTCCGGCCGGCCTAAGAGTTCACGGAACTGAACATTAGCCTCCAATTTGCCCCCTGCTTGATATAGGCAAGCGTGTCACCCACGGAGCTTCGCGCAAGCCCAGGAAAAGTACTGAAATTATCACCGACGGTGATGAATATCCACCAGCCTTCCGGCGCGTCGTCGAATACCCCTGAATAGTTCGTCGTTGCGGTATTCGCGGTTTTCCAGTTATGAAACCCGACAACCGACGGAGTGGTATCGCCATCAAGAAAGGTCTGTTGAATGTCTAGCAGCGCAACGGTCTGTAGAATGTACGCCGTGAAATCATAAGTTCGCATTCGCGGAACACGGTTGATTAGCGCGATCCCGCCCCAGGTCGTTTCGGTCGGATTGTAGGGCAAAAAGAAGTCAAGATAGTTTGCGAAATCAACAATCCTTTGATTAACGCTGGTTCCGTCATAGAACGTCGCTCGATAGGTTGCGTTCTGATTCTCTTCGCCATCCGTAGTGCTGTACAGGGTAAACGATGGGATTGAAAGCGTTTTGGCTGTCGTATCCGGCGTGCAGGTTACCGATTTGTAATTGCCGGGCTGCACTGGCTGGCCGTCCGATGCCGTAAACGCCTCACTAATATCAATTCGCAATTCGACCGTCGCGTTATTGTAGTGCCAGTTTTGAAGAGTTAACGCATCAACTGTGATTAACGGCAAGCGCCCCTCCACGCAAAGTATTCAAACATCGGACGAATCAACGCTCTAATGAATCGGCGACCTTTCAGCCGTCGCGCAAAAGCTTCACCGTGCTTTAGGTAGAGCCGCAGGAAGAACTTCGGAGCGCGTTCATTGACATACCATCGAGCCGCCACGGTCTTTGGCATATCCCAGCCGCCAAAGAGTTCAGCCGCAACCCAGCAACCGCCCATCTTCGTACCAAATGCAGTACCCGCACCACCGGCCGCCGCGATGAGCATCCCTTTTGAAACCTCACCCAGCCACGATGGACGCCGCGAGAATTGATACATCTGATCGGCTTGGCTCGCCTGGGTGTTTGCAAGCCCAGCTTTCGCCAGATCGACGTTTTGATTCATCCCGGAAGTCGCGAATAGCCCCTGTTGCGCATTTGAAATGTCCTGCCCGACCACACCGGGCACCATTGACGCGACACTACCCATAAACGCACGCTTTCGGTCGTCGGCGAGCTGTTTGGTATACGCGTCGCCGTTTCCGCCGGCATAGCCAAGTAGCGCCTCGTCGCCGGTCGGTGTCAGGTTCATGTCGCGCATCTTCGTGCCAGTCGTTACGAGCGCTTGATATTCGGGAGCGGAGCTGTAGTCACCTTTATCATATTGATCCAATTGCTTGGAATACCGGGCTTCCTGCGCGACAATCGCAGGGTCACGAGCGACGGCCTTCAGCGCTTCCTGCTGTTGCTGTGTGGCCGTTGCCAGTCTTGCGTCGGCTTCTGATTTCTCTTTATTGTGCGTATGGATACCCTCCTTGTGTCATAATAACACATTGCTACCAATTAGAAGCCCAAAAATGGACCGCCGCCATCCAGAGGATCTTCGCCCCGGCCGCCCGAACCGCCGCCTCCGCCACCGCTGCCCCCGACCGATGGGTCAGGTGCGGTGATGACCACATTGCCGCTGAATTGCAGATCCTCAAGGGCGTAATCAAATCCGCCCTTGGTCAATCCCGCTCCAATCTGATCGAGTAGCACGGTCAGATCATCCATTGTTGCCGGCGTGTCCGTGTCGTCAACTACATCAATCCGCAAATATTGCTTATCAGTTGTCGCGGAGTATTTATAGCCGCCGGGCATCACCAGCATTCGCTTGAACACCAGCCAGTTGTCCCTGATCCCGGTGCCAAAATTCTCAACAAATACCTCTGCTCGCGGATTTACCTGTGCCGCGAACGCGAAAGGAGAGCCGGGCCGTCCGCCCTGATCGATAAAGGTCGTATCGCCGTTTGTGATTCGAATCAGTTTGTAGTAATCGGACAAACTCGTTCCGTCATCGGAGCGGTAAACTTCGTAAGCATCGGCATCTGTAAACGAAGGCCAGGACAGTCCGACAGCCCCGGCGCTTCCAGCGGGGACAACAGCGGGCAAGCTTCCAATCGACAGCGGAGATACCACATCGGAAAGGTAATAGACGGTCGTCGGGGTAATGACCTTGACGATATAATGCCTAGTTGCCGCACCAGAGCCGGAAATTACCGAACCGGTGACCTTAAAGGCCGCGCCCTCTATGATCTTCTGTTGCCCAACGGTATTATCCCAAATCGCCAATCGCAATCTCCATGTCGGATCAAGCGCCGTCCGTGTAATATCGCTGTTGAACTTCGCCTTTCCGACGATAAAGACTTCTTTGCCGGGGTAAAAGAGCGTTTTTGGAATCGGAGCGTAAAGAGCATCAATGCCACCCAGCCAGATGTTGCCTTGCCCCTTGTGCCAGGCGGAATGAGCCGCTGCTGCGTAGGTCGCAAAGAATCGTCCCGACACGGCCGTCGACGCCGCTGCGGTCAAGGTTACCTGAGTTGCCGATACAAACGTCGCAATCGTGGTTGAAAGGTCATCCCCAGCGGCCCCAGCCCCGGCGATGACGATCTTTGCGCCTGCGTCGCCCGCCACAAACTGACCGCTCGCAGAGTCCAGTTGATTCGGAGTCCCAAGGCTGATAATCGCGTCCGTTCCAGTTTTCAGAAGCTTGATCGACCGTGCCGATTCGGTGGCTGCAACAGTCTCGGTAATCGAAGTTGTAACGGTCGAATCCTGAGTATACCAGCCAAAAGGACGGTCAGCGTTTCCGGTATAACTCGCGCTGATATAAACAGCGTCGTTGAAATCAAATTCGCCATTGCGAACACGGTTGCCTATCGTCGGAACAACAACCGGTGCCGTGACTGTGTTCTGTAGTTGAGTATTCGCGGAACCAAGCCCACTCTCGAGCTCGCTGATACGGTCGTTCAGCGCTCTCTCGCGGCTCATCTGCGCGTAGTCAACTATGAACATGCTCATATGAAGATCCTCGAAACCGTTCCCTGATTCCAGAGCCCGAAAAACTTGTAACCGATGCCCGTCCCGGAAATCTTTATCGCGTAGACTTTGCAATTAGTGGCCGCCGAGGTCAGCCAGTCGGTTATCGCCTTGGCATTGACGGAAGAAAAAGTGATCGTATCGACAGCGTTTGTCGTATCAAAATCCTTGTAGACCGTGAGCGTGACGGTATTCGTATTGCCGCCCTGATAATCAAGCATCGACAAATAGATTGTCTTCAGCCATTGAGCATAGCCACCGGTTCGCCAGGCGTGCGTAAAGCTCCAGCTAATCGTAGTTGTCCCGCCGTCAAACTGCCAGAGATTGTATGCTGAGATCGTAAACGGTTGCGCAGTTACTGCTGTTATCGCGTTGGTCGCGAGTACTACGTGAGTGGCGTCGGTAAAGGTCAGGATGGTGGTCGTAAGGATTCCGCCAGCCGTTCCAGCGCCAGTTATCGCAATGATCTTGCCAACATCAGCAGAGGTAAACGCCGCACCGCTGGTTTTGGTAAAGTTCGGACTTCCAGCGCCTACCGTCCCCGCGCCGGGGGCGGCAGCGTCCAGCGAAACAAAAGTTGCGCGACCGTTCAGATTCACCCCCGAGGTCATCGCCTGCGGATATTGCCCAAGCGTTCCGGTAGTCGCGTTGTCGATCTTCGGGCTGAACATCTCATTTGTGCCGAGCATATACGGATAGACCGTGGCAGCGTGAGCAAAAAGGACCGTTCGACGACCTTCATCATAGGTAACAATTATGTTTGCCGGTGTCCAGCCAGCGGTATCAGCTTCAATCTCAGCGCCGAAATCAAGGTCAACCTGTCCATCAGGTGTCGCGCGCATAAACTTGCCGGTCGGAGTTGCCCAGTAAAGGACAGTCCCGACGACACAGGCGGACAATTGCCCGGCGCATCCGTGACGATCCCAGATAGGACGCAGTACCAGTGGCGGGCCGTCAGTCGCGCCCGTCCAGATAAGCTGATGAATGGAGTTCTTGCATAGAATGTAAACAAATCCGTCCTGTGGGCGTCCAATGACCGCCACGGCAGGCTCTGGCAATGACTGCGCCCAGCGAGCCGGATAGCTTTCCGGAAACCCCGGACGCGAGACCGAAACCGTCATCCCGTCAAACGTTCCAATAACCGCCATCACATCGGCAATTGAGACCACGAACATTCCAGCTTCCGGCGGGTTTGCGTCGATCGGAGGGACAATCGGCAGCAATTCGCCGCCCAGCCATTCAATCTCGACCGACCGCTCGACACCATCGACAATTGATGCCCAGTGCGTCACGGCCGCGACTACCGTAGTGCTGGCGGCGTCGGCTAAAGTCGCAATCTGATTAACAACGTCAACTGACGAAATAGTGGTTGTGAGCGTCGCGGCGGCTACTCCAGCGCCAGCGACGGTAATCGTCTTTCCTTCATCATCGGCTGTCCATAAATCGCCTGACGTTCGGGTTAGTAGAAACCCTGCGCTTGAGATCGAACCGTGCCCGTCGCCACTGGAAATCTGAGTCTCGCGATATTCAGTTGCGCCGCCTGGAAAGCTAAACAGTAGATACGGCCCGAGCGCAGCCAGCCCCGGCGGGCTTGGATACCATCGCCATCCGTCCGTCCCGTCAACAGGCTCAGGCGGAAATTCGAGTCGCATCGACTGTCCAGAAGCGGAGACAATCGGAGTCGCTTCGCTTGGGTTACTCTCAGCGCCAGTGGTTGACCTGAATTTTGTCATTACGCCAGAGTACGTTCCGGTGTTCTTGCCGATCATTCCCGGCCCGAGTTCGCTGCGCGCGGCCAGCCCCGGAGTTTCGGGAGCGGCGAGTCCGGCCTGCGCGCCCGCGTTATAATGACCGTTTGAAATCGTGAATAACTGAAGGATGCTGGAGTTCGTACCGATATTCGTCAGTGTTCCAGAGGTCGGGTCTGGAGCGTAGATCGCGCCGCTACTGCCAATAATGAAGAGGGTTCGGGCGATGTACTGAATCGCATTTCCGCCCAACACAAAAACCATCGTCGAGCCAGCTTCTATGATGATTGGATTGCGGCGATTTGCAGACGAGGCGGTGTAGCCGGGATAGGTTTCGAGCGGACGAAAGCCCTTGCGTGAGCGTCCGTAGATCATATTGGTGGAAGGTGCGATTAGTGCATCCGAGTCTACGGCATCGGGCAGTATCTCCGGACCAATATATCCGCCATCCAGCTTGGTTAGACCAAAATCCAGCACTATTTGACCATCCTTGCGCGCAGACCCGCCTGATGCATTGCCGCGTACTTCTGCCGGTCAGCATCTGTTGCGTGACCCAGCCGCCGCTCATCTTCAGGCGTCAATTGCGGATGAACTTTATCCTCGGAAACGTTGAGATCGCCGCACTCAGCGCATTTACGAACGGGCATTATCTTTCCGTGCTTTTTTGACTTTATGTGAAACAAAATCCCATGTCGTGAACTGAAATTGTGGCCTCTATGCACGATGGCTTTGCAGTCGCAATGATCGCTGTCATCAGAATCAATTGCGGCTTTCAGTGCAACGGCGCGGGATTTTAACTCTTCTGTCGGCGCAATCTCGATAGCCTTGTCGAGTTCCCCCACCACGATCAAGGACTCGGCGAGTCTGCGCCGTTCAAGGATTATATGCTCTTCCGGAACAGTTGAATCATTCTGCCAGTTTGCGAGATTTGCGGAGGAAAGAGCGACCTGCCTCTGATGCCATTCAATAGAGGCTTCGGCGGACCCGATCTTACGATGAAGTCGACCGGAAACAGAGCGTAATTGGGTTTCGGACTGCGCTTTCATTGCGGCCAATCGGTCGTCTGACATTTTCTCCCAGTGGGCCATTCATCCTCATGCTGTCGAAATTTTAGTCGTACCGCTGTCTGCGCGAGCCTTCAAGTCAACCGCACGGCCAGCCGCGAGCTCAACAATAGAGTCCAGCAAAAGTGGCTCAAGTTCATCGGGCACATTCGCCAGACTGGGTATAAAGTTCGCGACGATAGTCAGCGTTCCAGTCACCGTCGACGGTCCGCGCAGATAAATTGTCGTTCCTTCGAGAGTGTAGTAACTCTCGCCATCATCCATCAGCAGATCGTCAAGCGCGTTTTTATCGGCGACAAAGTGAAATTTGGTTGTTCCGACGCGAACAGTCGCGAATGCCCGGCCGCGAATAATCAGCATCGGCTCGGTGGCGTTTATCCCGACACTGGCGGCGTCAAGGTCAACTGACTGACCGGTAATCGTGAAGGCGAACGGCTTCTGGAACAGCAGGCGTTTTTCGTACAAAGACGGATCGAGCATCAGGCGCTGAGCCATAATCTTTATCGCCGTCGGAACGTGCAGCGTAAAGTCGGACTCTTTCGGCACGCTGGCGTTACTCAGCAGCAACCGCGAAAGAACTTGTCTTGATAGTCTGTTTTCGTCTAACGCCATTAGTTTTTACTCGTGAGTACCAGGGCCACCAGTTGATTAACCACGTTGTCCTTGAACTGATTCGGGAAATTGGTGGGCGACGGTACGTAACTCGCCACAATGACCAGTGTTGTCGGTGGAGTAGTCGCGCGCGCAATCAGGTTTCGACCCACCAGGCAATAGAACCTACCGTTTTCGCCGAGCGTCTGCGCGTCCAGGCTGTTCCGGTCGTCGCAAAACTTATACTCGTTGCCGGTCGCTTCCCGGACGCTGATAAACGGCGGGACGAGGATGATCGGCTCGTCAGCGGTAATTGCAGTCAGCAGCGAGCCGGACGACGTGTCGCCGGTCGCGGTCAGTGTGATGGTAAAGCTCGCCCCTAGAGCATTCCTTTCAGGTGAGCTTGCTATCTGTTGCGCCACTGTCTGCATTGCGGTCGGAACTTGTTTGACCATGTTCGGCAACCACATAGCCGAGTCAGGCACGCCGAGATGCGCGATTCGAGATTGGGCTGTACGGGCAATGTCTACTTTATCCATCAGTCCGTCCTCCCTGTCTCAAACTGCATCAGCGGCGGAAAGGTCATCTTTCCTTCGCGGATCAAGCCCAGGCACATATTCGCGTAACCGGCATAATACTGGGCGGCATCCATCTTTATCGAATCCTTGGCGAACAGCGTACCGAGCGCCATTCCCTTGATACCGTTGATACATTCCAGTGGCGACAGTAGCCCGGTTGTCGGGTTATTTGTTCCACGTGAAACCTCGCAGACGGTCAGATTGAATGTCGTGCCAAGAAAATAAACCCTGTCTTCGACTACATCCCAATGGCCTTCCGTGGCCTCAGGACCGCCATAGGTATCGTTGCCGGTCCATGTAGCGGTTGCACCCGTAACGCCGACAATCGCGGGACTGCTTACGGTAATGCTCTGCAAAAAGGTGTCGACTGTCAGGATTGTCGCCACCAGCGGGCCGCCAGTGCCAGCCCCGGCAATGCTGATCGTCTTGCCAACGTCCGACTGTGTAAATCGCCAGCCGGAATTACGCCCCGCCACACTGGTATTGATCGCGATATTGACGCTTGCCGTTCTACTCGCTTGATCGTCCGCCCACGCCCTGATCCACTCGGCCGGAGTACGAATACCCGGCCATAGCTCACCGTTCTGGTAGGTTATCTGAACAGGGCCTATGGGTCCGGTATGCGCCGGAATCAACGCCGCCTGAGCGACTGCCACCGGTGCCTGATAGAACATTATCCGGCGGGGATGCTTGTCGGTCTCACAGATTGCACGCTGAAACTCCACGTCGGCGTCTATTATCGCATCTTCGATTTCAGTTTCCTTCCAGCGCTTTTCGTTCGCGTCAAACGTGCCATAGGTCGTACGCGACACCCCAAGGAGCGCCATCGTCTGATTTTTGGCTACGCTGAACGGAACGACTGGGACGGCCAAGGGTCACCTACTTCTTGGGTTTTTTCTTCTCTTCGGTTGAACCAGCAACAGCCGCCGCAAGCTCCGGGGTCATAAACTCTTCGGTGGCAGCGTCAAGCTCGTTGATTTTGGCGTCAAGTTCAGCCTCAGTCAAATCAGGGTCAAGAGTCCCACCGACAGGCCACGCTTTGTGGGCGAGAATCAGCTTGCGCTTTTCATCGACTCTTTTGACGGTCGCGGCTCGCTCGCCAGCGGCAGCGGCTTTCTTTGCGTTCGCGGCCTCAGCGGGGTCGGGGTTGTCCAGCTTTTGCAACACCGCGTCCAGCTCCGGCTCTGTCATCTTTGAGGTATCGACTGAGACAACGGCATTCGGGTGACCGGCAACGCGTTTGCGCTTTTCCACAATCCGGACCTCGGAGGCGTGCTTTTCTTCAGCTTCCAGCGCCAGTTGATCGGATTTTGCCTTCTCGGCCGCCACCTGCGCAAGATGTTCGTTGAAAGATTTTACTTCCTCGTCGGTTGCAGCTTCGAAAAACCTGTCGAATTCCGCCTTGTCCCACGGCTCGAACAGCTCAACGACCTTTTGCGCGCCCTTGTCCCATTCGACAAGCTTTTCCAGGAAAGTACCGGGTGCATACGAATGGAATCCGTCGCGTGTGCGGTACTGACGATCAAGAACCGCTGTCTCAAATTCAGCAATCGCGTTTTTTGTTTTGTAAAATGCCATCTCAAATCTCCTATTCAATTGGTACCAGGTGGGGCTGGTTTTAACGTCTGTGATATGCGCTAAACGGTCGCATGTAGGTCGGCCCTTCAATTGGCGCGCGAAACATCTCTGTGTGCCAGGCGTTGCTCCATCGATCAACGAGGCCACCGTCACGCAGCAACGACCGCTCAATATCTCTCTTCACGTCGGGATTCTTAATCATCTGAGGCGCGAAGTCCACGAACGGAACGAGGTCAACCGCTGTATCGGTCGCAATCTTCCATAGGAATAAATCGCAAAACTGAATATTGGAGGCGCGGGTCTTCTCGTGCTCGCTGCCGGGCTTGTAGACTATCCGCAGCGTTGTTTGACCTGAAGGCGACCACGAAATACGATAATGAACCGGGTCTGTTCCCCGGAACGCAATCGCCTTGTGGTGACTATCGCGGTTTATCAGGTCGCCAAGGTTGACAGTTTCAATATACTCCAGCCGGTTGCCAAGATCGTCGACGGTCTCGCACCAGATAGGGCGAAAAAAGTCACTGGGTAGCCCTACGTAGTCAAGGGTGTCCTGCTGCAAGGCTCTGGTTATCTGCTCACCGGTCTGATTATTCGTTGAAGTCGTGACCTCGGCTAAACAGACGTTCAGGTTGTTGTCCCGAAAGGAAAACAAGGTTTTGGGGTCTATCTGCTCATCGCCGATATTCCCCAAAAGCAGCTTGATTCGACTGTCGAGAACAAGAATCTGTGTCATTATGGCTTCGGTTTCGGCGCTGCCTGGGCAGGTTTTACCTCAATAGCGGACTTTGGTGCTTCGATTGATCGTGATTCAAGCTGTTCCAGTCGTTTCCGCATCTCAGCGTTATCGGACAATAAGGCAGCGAGCATGTCGTTCTGATTCTCAGGCTCGCGGCTTCGCATCGCTTCCATAATCTGCGTCAAAAATCCCTGATTTGCGCCAGCGGCGGCCTCGGCCTGTCGGATTTCCGGTTTCTTGCGCTCCAACCACTCGTAATAGATTTCTTCATCAGCGCCATAGGCGGTAAAGCCCTTTTTACCGTTCGGTCGCAATGCCTCTGCGCGCTCGGATTCACGAGCCGCCAGCCAATAACTCTGATATTGAAAGGCTTTCTCGCGTGCCTGAATCAGCTTGTCAAGGCATTCTCTGGCGATTGGCTGCAAGCGCGATTCAAGCTTCTTAATCGCCTCCATCCGACCTTGCAGGTACTCGCCAAGCTGTCTGTGGGTCTGGCAACGGTCATCTTTTGGCGTTCGCGGCAACATTCGATCAAAGCAAGTGATCAGAATTTGCGCCGTGTCATAACTGGATTCACCGACAAGAGGCTCAAGACTGACAACCCCGACGTTCATCCCGTTTGGACCGCTGAAATGGGTCAGGTCATAAGCGATATTGCGCGGCTCTCGGATATCGGGCTTCACTGAGTCTTCCCATCTGGTGACATTCACGTCCTCGTCTTCAGGGCCAATCATCACGTGCGTTCTGAATCGTCCAACCTGAAAGATTACAGCACGCGGAATCGAAATCGGCGAGGCGTTCGCGTCTACGATCCCGTGTTTTACCGGGTCCGGCCTAATCTCCTGTCCGGCGCTGAAGATAAATCGCGGGTGCTGGTCAGTTACTACCTTCCGCGCCACTTCCCCCGGCTTCGTTCCCGGCGGCGGGCCGTAAATCTGATCCAGTCCCAAGGGCGTCTGAGTTGACATTTTGGCTTCTCTCTTTCCACTCTTTCGAATTTTCGTAGTTATCGGGAACGGACAGCACCGACTCGTTGAGACATTGGTGCTTGAATTCTTTGCCTAATGTGTAGGCGATTTGATCACGAAGACCGGCAATCGATTTCTCGCGGGCTTTAATGACAACGTCGCGCGAACGTCTGGCCGACTGTTCCGGCGTCTCTCGCTCGTGCTCGGCCACCTGATGGAGATGCTGCCGAAGCTCGTCAATCACCGACTGATCGAGCGCCCGATATTTTCCGTCCCTGGTTTCAACCGGCATCAGTTCAGTATAGATTCCGTTGTCTGGATATGGGCCAAGCGCATCAACCAGGTCTTCAGGGTTATACCCGGCGGCAATCGCCTTTTCGCCGCTGATATACCGGTGCGTGTCCCAATCCTTTTTATCCCGGAAATTCAGGTATTCGATTATCCAGTTGTGGCGACCGACTTCAATCACGTTTTCGCGGTGGTCAAGCTCGATCCACCATTCGGACGCGGGCTGCAGTTGTTTGACAAACTGGCGATGGAATATCTTGCCGGCGTCTTTCTTACTGAGTTGCCTGACTTCGCCGGTGAACAGGTTCTTTGCTGTGCCGCCGAAGACCAATTGCTGGACCTCGCGATAGCACAGATATTTCATATGCAGACCGGTGAATACCCACTTACCGGTTGACTGGGTAAGTGGTTGACCGGTGACACTTACCAGCGCCGGGGTTTTATCGAATTCGTAGATTGCGCTAAATGCCCATTGACGCTCAGACTGACCCCAGACCGCGCGCAGCCACGGCCGACCTCCAGCATCGTCACAGTAGCCAGCCAGGTCGATCAATTGTTGATTAAACCATGTCGGGTCTTGTGGTGGCGGATCGTTGACAGGCTTTCCGTGCTCCTGCCAGTACTTGCGTCTAACGTCTTCGGCTTTCCACTTTTGAGCGCTCATAAACTCCAAAATCCGGGGTGAGCCATCCCACCCCGAGGTGTTTCAGTAAGGAGCAACAGCAAACTAAATAAACGGATTAGCGAATCCCGAAGGATCGAGATCGTCAATCCGGACAAATGGACCAGGATCGCGGACAGCGATATTACCGCGGAAAGCCAGGGTGTAAACCTGCGCGTCGTACATCGCGCCGACTCCGCCGTTGGTAAAGCCGTTGACGAAGGTCATTCCGTATTCCTTGCCGGTGTAATTGACGAATCCCCACTTGTCGAATTCGTAATAGTCGATGCCGTTCCAATCGCCGTAATACATCTGGGTATTCGGGCAATGCGGATCGAACATAAACTTATTGCCGCCGTAGGAAATCACGTCATAGCCAAGGTCAAGGTTCTGCAATTTGCCGTCGAATCTCTTCAGCGGGTAGCTGTTTGCGCCCGCAGTCTGAGCCAGTTGCTCGTAGGCGTTTTTCATCGCCGGATTGCAGATCCACATAAATGGCGAGAACTCCGACATCACTTCTTTGCCGTTTGAACGCGGGAACATCAGAGTGTTTCGCGCCAGATCGAACAAAGCGGTCGACAGCGGCCGGGGTGTTCCGGAATTACTGAACACGATTGAGCGCAGGCGGTCATAGGTCAAGCGAGACAGCCCCTGCAATGAAACCGATGTCGAGTTGTCGAGCAACAGTTTCAATCCGGAGAGCGCCAATCCCGCTGAGTTTTCCTGCACAACCAGATCGCCAGCGGCAACCGCGCCGCCAGCGCCAGAGGTGGCAACGGCAACGTCCAGAGTTACCGAACGGTCAAGATGATCGATACCCGGCTGAACGATGTAAGTCTGACCTGTTCCACGCTGTACAAGTCCGGTGGTCACGATGTTGTAGCGACCGTAGGGCTTCATATATTCAGCGCCGATGGGCAGTTTCAGCACCAGATTGGTTGTTGCGGTGGCGCTGTCAACGATGCCTTTGACGCCTGTACCGTCCTGATAAACGTCCTCGTTCGCTAATTGCGCCAGGGTCGCCAGATCGGCCGAGATGTTATCCGGCATCACGTTGCCGATGACGTTCTTTCCCTGCGAAAGCAAAGTTGCCTGAGTGAGACGACCAGAAATGAAGTAGTTCTTGAAGGTCGTCTGCATTCGCTTATATTTGTTCGAGCTGGCTACCGGGTGCAAGCCGCCTTCAGCCGCCATACCGGCACCGGCGTTTTGGAACATTCGACCGGGAATAAAAGCGCCACGACCGTTAATGTCTTTGTACTCGCCTTTTTTCTTGGTCTGGATCAGATTGATGAACATCGCATAGGTTGGATACCACTGCTCAATCTGATTACTGACGTACTCGCGTTCAATATCTTGAATCGCGGATATATCCTGTTGGTCAACTGCCATAATGATTCGCTCCTGACACCACTAATCAGCGGCCTGAAGTCTCATATGGGCGAGCGCTTCCTTTGCTTTTTCCGCTTTCCCCTGCCATCTTGGATGGTTCAAAAAGAAGTGCTCGAACTCCGGGGTATCGGTTCGTCCGAGAGGTCCAATCGGTAGGGTCTGATCGGTTTTCAAAGGTTGCCCCGCCTGTTTCGAGCCTTTGGGCGCGTCGGTGGCTTTCTTGGTGACTGTCGATTTCTTTTGGAGCTCGCCAGTCCAGCTTTGGCCCACAACTTTAGCGACCTCGTCACAGACAGTCCGGTATTTTCTGGAAAGTTTTATCTCAAGCTCGCGCGCCGGTACTTTTTCGCCGCGCTGAATATGAGCCTGAAGTTCGGCTATCCACGCATCGCCGGTCTGTGTTCGACCGTCGATTGTCTGCTTGCCGTTCTGGAAGCGCAATCCGGCTGTCGAGTGAAAAGACTCAAGTTGATATTCTCTTACCGCTCTGGCATCCGCCGTTTCACCATCGGGAGCAACCGAGAGTCCGAGGGTTTTAGCCACGACTTTCGCGGCTTCGACAATGCGGTTGGTCGCCGCTGTCGTCTCCTGCTGCAAAGCCGTCTGTTGCTGTCCCTGTGTGTACTTCTGAAGCTTCTGCTCGAGATCGGCTATCCGGCTTGCGTCGGCCTGCCGCGCCTCCTGCACCTGCTTTGCCAGGATCATTACTGGGTCATCGTCGGCCCGGAGTACTTTCTGGCCATAGCCATCGTCGGTGTACAGAATCTCAGGCGGCAGATTCTCGAATCGGGATGCGCCTTCGCGCCACTGTCGAAACTCCCGAAGGGTATCGTTTGTGACGTTCGGCCCAAGGTATTCAGAGAGAATCTTTGCCGGGTCGACTGGTGCGGCGGCGGCTGAGCCATACTTATTGGCTAACTTCAGTCGCGCCTGCACGTTTCGTTCAGCGATTGCGGCATCAATGCGGTCGGGATCGCCGGAACGAATCGCTTCGTCCAGATCAATCTTCAACTGCAAGGACTCAATACCGCCGAACTTATCGACGAACTCGTGGGACGACTTGTAAGTTTCAAGCAGGTCTAACTTCGATTGGATATCGGGTGAAATTTCGGATACTGGTGCGGTTTCTACGTTTTCCGTGGTCGCAACTGCTGCTTCTTCGCCCGGCGAACCGGCGTCAGTAGCGGTGTCGGCTACGGCAGTGTCTTCTAATGGCATATTCCCTCATTGTCCAGAGCGAATCGGACAGGATTGTTCGAGGGGCCTTTCGACCCCGCAGATCGTGAATCAGGTTGGAATGGAGACGCTAATCGTGAAAAAAGCATACAAATTTCCCAGATGATTCACGATTAGCTTTGAACAGGCAACAGCATACGCGTTTATGTATCGTTTTTGCAAACAAAATTTGAAACTGTGCTAAAATACGGGTCAAAAGGAGTCACTGATGGGCATAATTTACGGTTTTCTAATCGGTGCTGCATGTGTCGGCGTCTTCACGGTCTGGCAATACACCAAATACAGGCAGGCCATCCGCGAGGTTTCGGATAAGTGGAAGGCGATCAATGACGAGTGGGAAACACGGTATCACAAACTTTACAATTCGTGGATGTCGGGAATTCAACCGACCGCGCAGCAGCGAATGGATTGGGATATGAGCAGAATGCTCAAAAAGATGAACCAGATGGAATACGCGCCGACTGAGGGCGATTTGAATTCGTCGGGATTACAAGAAATCGTTAAGTCATCAAGTCACTATCGCTCGTTGACACAAGCAGAACTGGACGATGTGAACAGACGAATGCAAGGTCACCGCGAAGTTATTTCAAAGTCGGACCCTTCGGCTTAGGATCAGGATAGCGTTTATCTATCTGCTTTTCGTGAAGATACTGACCGACGTTGATAATCGCCTCCGCGCCCTTCTCTTTGATTGTGTTTGCGCTGGCGTGATCGGCCTTTGCAATTTCAAGCTTTGCTTTATGATCCGCTTGCAGCGCCTCAGTTTGCGCCTCTTGCTGAATCTTCGCCGCGTTGACAGCCTTTGCGTTATCAACAACCGCTTGCTGCGCTGCCTGCTGTGGCGCTGAATCGGCGTCTCGATGCTGTTTAACCCACATTGAAACCACAGCCTGCTCAACCGGGCACGCGCTGATACCCTCATCGGTCAAAGCCCATTCCTTGTACTCTCCCATCAATAGCGCGTGTGGATCAAGCTCTGGTCTGATCGGAATCGATGACGCGATTTCACCGACGATGGTCGCGAATTCAATCGTCTCCTGACTCGGCTGCGGCTGGCCTTGCGCATCAAGCATCGGTCGGCCATCCGGACCGATCGCCGGTTTTGGCTGCTGCGTCATCGGATCGACTTCAGGCTCTGGGATCTGTAGCCACTGCGGATTAGTCGTAAACGCTTTCTTCAGACGGTCGAGACGCTGATTCGCCAGTCGCTTTGCCGGTCGCACGTCGTTTATGTCAATCGGCAGGTTGAACAGCTTCAGCCCGTACTCCTGAATCGGCGCTGGGATGATCTGGCTGTTGAAGATACCGCCGGGGATACCGCCAGCCGCCGCCGCCTGATTGAAAGCCATCAGGTCGTCTTCCTGTGAGCGCGGCATCTCCGAGCCCTGCTGATGACGAATATCTATCTCATCACGGATATTACATTGCCGGAAAGCCTCTTCTTCCTTTTTGCCATACTTGCCAAGTAATCCCTGATACCGTGAGCCATCGCCATAATGATCCTGGACTAGTTCCAGACACTGATAGATAACTTCCAGTTCCCATTCGATACCAATCTGGAGCAACGGCCCGAGTCTGCGTCTGGCGTTCTGCGCGGCTATCTGTTGACCGCCCATTGTCCGGTTAGCCGGGTCTGTATCGCCGCCAAGCTCCTGAGTTGATGCCGATGACTGGTGGACCGCCTCTTCGTGATATTCGATAGTCTGCATTGCGCCGGATAATTCACTGCCTGGATGCTGGTACATCGCAGCCGACGCTGGAATCTCCGGTCCAAGATTCGGCTTCATCTTCGCGACCTTCTCCGGATCGCCTTCCAATTCTGAAGCGTTCATTATGTCGGGGTTGACGATGGTTTTGGGCGTGGCGTTGACAGCCAGGTTACGCAGATTGAAGCGTGACGCGAAGTTAATCGCTATCTGATGATCGATTGTGTCGTCAAGCATTCCGTCTGGATAGCAATGGTCCGCGCCGAGATCGGCGTTACCCCACGTCCATATCTTATTCTTGTCGACGCCCTGAACCGCTAACAACTGCTGCCCCGAAGTCTTAATAACCATGCCATCGGGGAACTTGTCGATGATCTTGTCACCCGGCATAAACTCAACATCGCCGATTTTCAGGTAACGCAAGGCTGTCCGGCGGCTGTACATCGATGGATCCATATACAAATCGCGCCGTTCGACCTGATGAGTGTATGCGCCACTATCGCCGACCTGCCCGCCATCCATTCCCATATAGCCGGTCGCTGACTGCAGTCTTTTGGCGTAAAGCATCGCCTGAGACATCGCGCCGGTCGCCTTGACTTTGACGTAATCGAATTCTTCTTCGGTCTGTTCGGTTGTCGATAGATAGCGATGGAGTAGCCAGGGTGTTGACTTAACCGTCCCCTTGAAGTACCGGGAGGTCAGATCAACCTTGATGTTGCGCGGGTGGATTACTTCGAAGCAGAAATCACCCAGCTTTTCGCGGCGGACCAGAGTTGATACCGGCTTGACTCCGGTATTACGCGAAACGAACTCCAAAGGCTTCTCTGCCTGCCCGCAGGCAGGGCAAGGCTGCATTATTCCGGGATTGGGTGCGGCTTCGGTACTCTCGGAAGTATTCAAATCAGGCTGGGGCAGCATTGCGCTTGATTGCGGGGCGGGAGATTCGCCCTCCTGAGCCTCTGCTTGTGGTGATTCCTGTTCGTCCGGAACGCTGGTGGTCGTCTGACAGTCCGGACACATATGAGTTGCTGAGCCCAAGTCGACATCCTGCTCAATTGGTTCGTAAATATCCTGCGTGCGCGTGCCCGCGTCGGGATTGTACGACCAGCGACCGAAGTAGCAACCGGGAATAACCGCCATCTTCGCGCGTTCAAGACGGAAGCTTATGCCCAGATAGCGATCACGATGGTAATTCCACATCGTTTTAGCAAACAGCGCGGCGTCTTCGCCTTTGTCACCACCAGACCTTCCGCGAAAGATCGGAACCGGGTTTGACAGCGCGCATTGACTAATCAGGGTGTTGCCATCACGCCGCACCTGATTGTTTGTCAAATAACGCATCCGGCCTTCATCGGTCTCCTGTGTCTCCCAGGTGTTGGCGTATATTTGATCCGCTTGCCCATTCATCCCAGGTACGCGAGTCATAAACTGTTTGTTGTGATAGAACGATTCCAGATAGAACCATTTCCACTGGATCGCGAGCTCGGCGGACTTATCGGCCCCGTCGGCTCTATCGACTTCCTGCGTGAACCACAATTCCAAGTCGGTGCGTAGCTCAATCTCTGATTGCTTCAAGTCACGCTCGTACTGTTCAAGTATCTCGTCAGGAAGTGGCACAAGCGATGCGGGAGCGGGCATATTATCAGCCATTGATTAACCTCTGTGTCAGAATGGAACAGAGTATAAGCCGATGCGTCGAATTAGGAAAGCATATCTATATTCGGTATCGTATTTTGGCAGGCTCGTTGAATCTGCATATACTCGGCCGCAGCCTTGATTCTGGCCTTTGCGATGATCTTATTGTCCACAGAAGAGATGCCCACGACCTCGCCGCATTTGACGCAATTGTAATACGACCACGGCACGTCGGTCTGTTGATCGTCGCAGTTTGGGCACCAGCTTGTCATAGATCAACACCCATTTTCCAGCCAAGGCGGCGAATCGGAAAAATCACATAGTTATACCAAAGCCCAATCGGCCGAGCATACCACGGCGCGGGCTTAATCTTCAGATAGGTGCCGGCCTCTACGGAGGTGACAATAAAGTCCGATGAGACCCCGCCAAAATTGATAGAGACTCGGTCACCCTGGCGGAAACTCGTATAATCCGTAACAGGCACGGTGTTGCTCATACTTGTCATGTGGCCTCAACTTCGAATTCGCTGTATGCGTGATGCGCAGGATCGTCTTTACAGTACTCAACGGCTTCAGCTTCGGTGAGAAACACCGCTTCAGGTGATGAGCAGCCCTCATCACTATCGTAATCCCAATAACAGACAAAGACTTTCATACAATCCTCTGATACTCTTTCGGCTTGTCGATCTGGACTTCCTTCGGCTCTGGCAACTGTTCATACACCCGGCGTTGATGCGCGGCGGCCATAACCGCATCGGTGAGCTTTTCCCTATGCCGGTCGGAATTCGCCTCACGCTTATCTATCTGGGCTTCGAGTTGACCAACGATTGCGCGCAGGGCTTCGGTTTCCCTGATACGACGCTGACGCTCGATGATTAACTGCTGAACGGCCAGCGCCAGGAGAATCATGATTATAGCGACGAGGATATTCATCTAATCACAGTATATCACGAAAGCTTGCGCCATCCGTACTCTTTCTTGCGTTTATCGTCCTCATATTTCTGAACAGCAGCCCGGCGAGCGAGTAGCAACTGACTGCGCGTCTGATCGTCCTCGACATTGGCGATGGTTTCTATTTTGGCGTGAGTCGGCAGGGCCTGTTCCTGCTGCTCTGATTCGGTCAGTTCAGTTATCGACGGGAACGCTTTGTGAGCGCAGCAGCGAATCATGTCCATGTAGTCGTTAAAGAACGCGTACGGCTTGGGTTCCGCCGACTCTTCGCCGCTACGCAGTTTCGCATAATGATATGAGTAAAACTCCGCCTCGACTCTCGCCCAGGGGCTGTCGGGTTGACGACGTATTTCGTCCGAGTCAGGGACAATGCAGACAAATCGCGTGTGCCCCATCAGGTCCGGATTAAACGGATTTGGCTTGTCGCGATTGATAACCGTAAGGTAATTGCGCATCTGCGCAATACCGACATTCGGCCCAGCTTTCCAGGTAACAAACGGCAAGCCAGCCTTTTGATATTCCAATCGCTCTGACCCGGCTTCGTGTGAACTGATCCATCGATTAATCCGGCCCCGCTCACCCTTGCCAGCGTACCAGTCCGGTAGCAGGTCTTTGTTGATCGAGTCTTGCGGCTTGCGGTCACCCATTAACACCAGCATTGCGTCGGCAACTTCAGACGGTGCCATTTGAACGAATTGAAACGGTCGATACATCGCGACTAATCCAGGTATCGGCGAATTCTCTGCAGCGGTCGCAAACCATCCTGTTGCGCCTATGTGCCCCTCAGACGTGCCTTGATCTTGTGCGATTGATAATTGCCAGTGCTCAGGAATGCGACGGACCTTGAAGACTGATTCCCATTGCGACCAGGACACGAATACGTAGCGCGGATCGAACATCCAGTAAATATCCCCGTGCTCACTGATCGACCAGTCGCCGCGCTTTAATTGTTCGCGTGTGACCATATCCAATTCTGAAAGCGTCTCTTCGTATTCGTGCTGATCCAGATATGGATTGTCGGCAATACGTGCGGGGATGAACGCTCTATTGGCTTTGCGCCCCTCGCTGTCTTCCGTCTCTTTCCAGAATACACGGTCCTCGACGGCCATCTCTGGCTCGAAGTCATCGGGAATAAATCGCTTCCGCACCCATTGGGCACCGGCACCGCCAGGATTAGTCGCCGAGCGCATCCTAATCGGTATCTCAACCCCAGCCAGGCGGCGAAGACGCGAGAACAGATAGGTGTACTGGGTCTCTGTGAATTGGGTTAATTCGTCAAATAGTACGCACTGAAATTCAGACCCCTGGTACTGATATTTGTCGTTTTCGGATTCAAGGTAGCCAAATGTGATTGTCGCGTTAGACGGAAAGGTCCACTGCTTGCGTTGCTCATTCCAGCGCGCGGGAGTGCTCAACAGCCACTGTTTCGCACGGTCAATCAACGCACCCGGCTTGCTCAAATCGGAATAAGTACGACGCAGAATCAGCGCAGCGTATCCAGGAATATCAACGTAGCGCAACGCTTCCATTAGTAGCCAATCCGATTTGCCTCCACCGGCCGCCCCACCGTACAGGATTTCCTTTGATTGGCATTCAATCGCTATCCGCTGTCGAATTGTCGGAGAGTGCGGAGACCAGCCTTTATTGGCAAGCTTGCGCCGTCTGCGCTCGCGCTCGGCCAGCAGCGCGGCAATGGGATTATTTACAATGTCGTCGGATAAGGGTGTCGAGTTGCTCATCAGTCAGTTGCGATAATTCGTCAGGGCTGAAATTCAAATTAATCGTGGTATTGCGCTCGGCATACTTTTCCTTGCGCCCGCCTTTCAGTAGGAAGATAGCCAGGGTGTCGCTGTACTTGCGCACAACGCCACATTCCTCGCCTTTATAGAATACTGGCTCGTCTGTTCCGTGGAGCGCGCGACGCCTTGCCTCTTGCTCAAGCTCGTCTAGCCCTTTTTCAACAGCCTCTTCCCAGAGAGCGGAAAATACGGGATCCTCATTCTTCCATTTATATGCGGCGGTACGGCTTAAATTGATGGCATCACAGGCTTTAGCGACATTGCCGCCGGTCTCGCGCAAGGTGGCAATAAACTTGGCGGATGTTTTAGCTGTTCTAATCGTACGCATTTATACCTATTTAGCCGGTTTCTATCGTGTTTCATTCTGACACATCGCCGGGGCGATTTCCAGTATTAAATACTTCGGGCACTTTCGGCCTCATCTCGCATTCCTGAATCTGCTGCCCAGCGGACACGATGATCGTATGCTCGCCAGTGCCGCAGTAGATGCAAATTAGATTGTTCATAGTTGCCAATCTCCTAAATCGTCGGGCCATTGTGGCGACTCTAGCTGATCGCGTGGCGTTCCGTTCTCGTCAACGTCAGCGAATCCAGGGGCGGCCTGCAAGGATCGTAATTGCGTAATACTGATTGCGCTGCCTAATTCCTTCAGCGGTATACGGCAGTACGGGCACAGCTTCCAGTCGTTGCTTATTGCGTAGAATCCACAAACGCAATACGTCATCCCCGTGCCCCTCTCATTTTCCACGTCACCCACAATATTACCACAACCCTGCGCGCAATCAGCGTCAAAAAGATAATTGAGATAGCGGTGGTGGGTCTCATATTCCCTCAAACAGCGAAGACGTTACGATGAAATCAGGTAACGGCTCAAAGTCGAAATATTGCACTTCTAGTCGCTTGGCCGCTATCTCGCAATACTCTTCCGTTAACTCGATTCCAACTGCCGACAATCCAAGCATCTTCGCAGCGAGAAGAGTTGTGCCGCTTCCCATAAACGGGTCCAAAACCGATTCACCGGGAAGGCTCACGCGCTTTAAAAGTTTCGACCATTGACCGATAGGCTTCGGGCACGGATGACCGTTTCTAATTGCCGCCTCGGTGCTCACGAAGCTATCAGGCTGCGAACCGGACCCGCCAAACGGGTCTTTGCCATAATAGAAAATCGGTTGCCAGCAAGAAAAGCCCCACGGATTACAGCCATTTGCCGCTGGATAAAAGAAACTACCGCAATGGTCTGGCTTCGGATATGACCACATATTCTTGACGCCAGGAGTTATCACCGTTCGTGTGGATTTCTCAAAACATAAGACCAGCACTTCATTCACCAATGAGACCACGGTATCTGCTGAATCATCAAAACCAGAATAAGGAACGCTTGCGAGCTTTTGGTTTCGCGCTTTATTACCCAAATCAACGCCGTAAGGCGGGTCGGTTAATACCAAATCCACCTTTGGCAACCCCGGCAGAATCTCACGGCAATCCGCGTTATATATTGTAATCCCGCCGTGCTGATAATACGGTTCGATCATCGCCTCTTCCTCCCTTCCAGTCTCTTCAGTTCCTTGTTCAGCCGTTGCCTTACGTCGTCAGGCTGGGGCGCTGTGAGTTTCTTTATGCCTTATAAGATATTCTATCGCTTTTGCAAGAGAAGTTTGATTATCTTTGAAAAATCCCAGCCCCGAATTACACGATGAACATAAAAGAGCACGAACATTGCCGGATTCGTGGCAGTGATCGACAACTAATGGGATTGCCGCAAATTCAGCCGCCGGACCATCGCGGAGCACATAATCAAGATCAAATTTCGTCGCGCAAATCGAACAGCACCCATCCTGGGCGAGATACATCACTTTATATTCCTTAAACGTAATTCCGTATGTTTTCTGTAGTCTCAGGTTCAGAAGTGTATGTTTCGACTTTCCCAGTGATTTAACCTTGTCCCTGTACTTATCAACGTTTTCCATTCGCTACCTGCTTCCGATTAACCGTCCAAGATTCCGAGGGTTTGACGCACGCATAGCTACCTATTAGCTATGCAAAGTATCCGTCCTGAGTTCGTCGGGCCTATACTTCGCGCGGGTTCGTTGAGTTAGGGTTACGGCTATTCGTCTTACCGCTCGTTACCGATTTATCGTGCCACCCAACCACAGGGGAAGTTCGTCCTTAGGCTCTTTGATTCCCGTTGCTCCCAAGCGAAACGTTGCCCGTCTTACAGATGTTTGGTCTGCGGGTCGTTTCCCCTGCCACTGCCAGAATCGTTATTGTCGCCATAACCTGACTTCCTTCGTATACCGCAGGTGCTACCTTGACACGCCAGGGAATTGTTCAGCGATCCCTGAGTTTGTGAAGACAGAACTTTCCCGACTCGTTAGTTGTGCTTAATTGAGTTGTTCGATTCTGATGGTCACGTTTGCGACTATACGCCGATTTTCCTTGAAGTCAACCCCTAATCTGTGACACAATGCGCCTAGTAACCGTGAGCCCTTCCAGCTATGGTTTATGTTTTGCCCGGTACGCATCTTGGTCTGATGGTCACGCACTTTCCAAAAGCTACCGGGCATTACTGCGTTTTGGGTCGTTTCTCGCACCTATTCTCTTCCGCGATTACCGCCGCGATCCCCAGCAATCCGTAATTCCGTTTATCCAAAGTCCAGGCGAGCACCTATCCGCAGTGACTGCATTTCAGGCTATTGGCAGGTGAAAAGTCTTTCGGCCTCGGTCCGATTATCTCAGGATGCGGCATTCTTCCCTTTCGGCCCAGGCTTCTTATTCTTCAGGTTCAACACGTCAACGACCCGCAACAGTTTTGCGGGAGTATGGGTGATCAGATTGCCGCGCTTTATATGCTGGGCAATCGACTGTCTTTTCAGCTTTATCAGCCTTGCGGCTTGCGCCTGTGTAATCAATTCGTTTTCATTAACCATATGCCTATTCTAATCTATCTTATTTACATATGCAATATAATTCTATAAACTTTCTTTCCCTTTACTTGCTATGATTTACAGGGAATTTACGATATTAGCTAAATAATTATGTTGACACTTGTTCCAAGCGGGTGTATCTTCTTGACAGTTCGAGAGAGAAAAGGGAGAAAGACGATGGAGATCGACATTCAGGCAACTTTACAGAACTACCAGCACCATATGGAAATTGCCGGCAACTATAGCGACGAGGATAAAGCTCAATATATGAGATACGCAGAGAGCGATTACGCTTTTATCCCCCTGGAATATCTCGTGTTTAAGTCTCCAAGGCCCACAATGAACGAGATTACAATCATCGGCAACTACGAAGCGGCAATAGAGATCGTCACGTTTTCATTGGCAGCGTCAACGCCTGGTTCGCTGGCTATCCGCGCAAAGATTGAACGAATCAGCAGCTACCTCAACGAGCAAGTCCAAAAGAACTTGACGGCTATTGAGCAATCATAAAAGGAGCACCCATGCTATTCAAATCACCCGTCACCCCAGTCCGCTACTACTTGCGCTTCGACACCGGCGATTACCTGCTCACCTTCGACGGGCTACGCCGCGAGTTCGATACGCTCACTGATTTGCTTGCGTACGCGACGGCGGAGAATCTCAGGGATTACACGTGGAAATCTATTGGTGGGAATTTATAAGGAGAATACTATGAGCACTTTAACGATCTATCGATGGACGATTCTTGAAGCGTGGGGCATCGCCGAGATTCACTATGACAGGACCGCCAAAGAGATCGCTGAGATTGCCGCAATATGGACGGATTTCGCGGTCAAGAATACTGCGCGCATCAGAATGGAGGTATCCGCCTAATACGCAAAATGCCATAATCTACCCACGACGGCCAGCCCCTCTGGGGTGCAGGGCGCGTTAAAGCCCAAGGCTGGCCGCTCGTGTTCACTATTGAACAGCCGTCAGGTACGCCCGTTGCTATCCTGATATTGCGCCCTAATCTTTCAACGAGGTATGACAATGACGAAACACGAAACTGACAAACAACAGGCGATAAGGGATCTGGAATCGCTCCGCAACAAACGCGCGCAGGCGATTGCCGCTGGGGATCAAGCGGCCGTGACCGCGCTCGACAAGCAGATAGCCGAAGCTGAAGCTAAAGCTGGCTAATCGAAGAGGCGGGACAGCAAACCGCCACAACTTATGATATAAATACGCTATGTCAACAATCGATCCATACGAACTCGCCGACAGACTTTGCAAAGAACATCCATTGATTTCCACCGCAAAAGGAATTCACGGCGGCCAGCCTCATCTAGACCGTGTTCGCTTGCGAGTCACGGACATACTAGGCTTCCTGTTTCAATACAAAACCGTTGACTGGATTGTCCAGAACTACGCGCCCGATGTGAGTGAAGAGCAGGTTCTAGCCGCCATTGCGTGGGCCCAGGATTTCATCGAGGAAGCCTGCGACCCGCGTCGGCTCAAGTGACAACGCCGTGTCAGTGTGCCATACTCCCTCAGAGCGACCGGCTTTGAATGCCTACTCCGTGATAAGAGTTCCATTGTTGTCCGGTCGCAATCTTAATACCCCAGGCTGGAGACGTGATGCTACTTTTATCCGCTGAATCCGCACCGCTGTTGTTGATTGTGATGATTGTCCTTGCCGCTATCGCTTGCTTCGGAAGCCCTTACTTCGGGTTTGGCACTAATCGACCGTATATTTATTACGGTGGCGGCCTTGCCTTATTTTTGGTTCTGCTGCTGCTCATCCTAGGCGTCCATCCGTAACAGGAATTTGATTTGTTTGGCGACCCTCTCCGTGGTATAAATAGCGCGTGGAAATCAACATTAATGTTCACATTCACCATTACGGCGACTCTGAAATATTGACTCGCCTTGATAAAATTGAAGCTTCAATAAAGAGAGGAATTGACGATATGGCACTATCAGTACAGGAAATCAAAGCCGCGATTTTGGCGGGAAACGCAGATATTAAGCAGCACGTGACCGACGCCGGAGCGCGCGTGACATCAACGGTCAATGTGCTGACTCAGAAGATTGCAGACCTGGAGGCGAAGGTAGGCGAGACGTTGACCCAGGCTGACCTTGACGAGATTAAGGCCGCTCAGACGGACGTTATCGCCGCAGCGGATTCAGTTGATCCGAATTCACCAAGTCCGACACCGATTGCATAACGATTTACCAATTGGGGGATAACTCAGGGAGTCGAAGGGCTCCCATCTTTTTTGGCCGGTTCGTGGATATTGCCGAGCACTTCAATTGTGTTGCCTTGCTGTGCCGCCGTACTGTCATAGATGGAATCCATTCCAATTTGCCAGCAGGCATTACCGTTGTCATACTTTACATCGCCTTTGAAGGTGAATCCGTGATGATAATGGACCCAGCAAATATCGGCCTCGTAAATCTCTTTGCCGTTGCGGTCCAATAGTCCGGTGAATTGCTCGCTCTGGCCGAATGCCGTACGGACTTCGCCGCATCCACACATAGAAATAATCGCGTTGCCCCTCACCAGTGAGCGATGCAGCCCGTGGAAAATCTCGGTTTCCATCCAGTCAAAATGTCCGTTTTTGCATTTCATCGGCGTGCGAAACTTAATAAGTCTGTCCATATCACCTCGTCAACATCTCGAATTCACTCGCCTCCGCCGTCCCCGCCCACGGTATTATCTGCGTGAAAAGATAGTCCGATATTCGCAGCAGCTTCGCAATCACGTCAGGATCGATCGAGGCTTTGCGCGCCTCGTGAATCGGCGTCATCGCGTTGAATATGTGCTTGTTGTGGGTTAAATTGGTCATTTTGCACCGTTCCGTTTCTTTGCTCTGGCGCATCGCTGCCTAATCTTATCCGGCATCCACGGACGCAGACGATCACGAGCATTGTCCGCAATCGTCCCCGTTTCCAGGTGGTTAGGATTGCAGCACGGCGGGTTATCACATTTATGCCTCATAACTAATCTTTCACCCTTTTCATTAAATTCTGGATAGGGTCCGAATGAAAATACATACGCGCCTTGTGGTGCTGTATTCACACCGATTAGAGCGCAAGAAAAGTAGCCATAGCCCTTTTTGGTGCGGCCGCGCTGTCATTCCCAGCATTGGCGAGGATTCCCAATCCGAATACGCTCCCAAAAGCCAGAACGGACGCGCTCCAGATATTTATGATCCGCCTTGGTCATTTCTTCGGCCTCCCTCTTTGTTTATTCCGCGCCAGAATAACATTCATTCCGCGCTGATTAAATATTATGATTCGCCCAAGCTTTCTATAGTGCAGCCCTTCTCGTAATTCGGCCTTTGCAATCTGGCGCACTCGCTCAGGCGTAATACCCGCATCAGTAGCGGCTCTTTGTATTGTTAGTTCAATTGCCATATCGTTATTATACATAGAACGATTTTCAATGCAACTATTATTTATTGGCGAAAACAAAGAATTATGTTGACTCGCTCATTCTCCAATGCTACATTCCCCTTGCACTCAGCTACCGCAGCAAGCGGGCTGATTGAAGGGAGATTGATATATGGCAACCACAACGAGACCACTTGAGATGTTCAACAGGAAAACAACGTTCTCAGCGATCAGACAGGGCGAATCGTTCATGTTTGACCGGGATGGCGCGATAACAATTTGGAAGAAATCCGGCGATGGATGCACCGACCAGGAAAGACGCTTGGTGTTCATTCCCGCCAACGCTCCGGTGCTGGCTTCTAATAGATCGCGGCGATAGATAGCCCCGCACGCGGGCAGGAGGTTGAGAGATGGTCAAAGAGCCAAACAAGCGCGAGCAGGCCGCCATAGATGCCCTAGTCAAGCTATCAAAGACATGGCCTGATTCGTTAATGCTGTTTTCAAATAGTGGTACGCTGGAAGTACTGCGATACTCAGATTACAACAAAAACAATGCGTGCCAAGAGCTGGCAACGATAGACATCCACAACGACGGCGGGGATAGAGACACATTTCTCGAATAGCCCCACACGGGCGAGGAGCACTATGGGAATCGTGATGGAAGCGGATGCGCCCGAGCCTAACTATTGCATTCAATGTCTACGAATCGACACACTCACCGAGGTTGCCGATCCTGACGACCTTTGCCCTGAATGCGAAAAGGATATGGCGCGGTTTATGAATGGATTGGGAGGTAGCAATGCCAAATAGCGAGCTTTCGCCGCTGGAACTATCAATATTCCGCGCACTCCAACATGGTCCAGCAACAGCCGCGCTGATATGCGATGCCTATAGATCACCTTTTGCCGGTGACCGCGAGATAATGGCAGCAATCGCGTCGCTCATCAGCAATTCGTATGTGATCGGCTCGTCCGACACGCCGATCCGCTACAGCATAACCGCCAGCCCCGCATCAGAGTTCGTGAAATATTTGGAGGAGCGGATTAAGGACTGGAACGATGAAATTGATGCGCTGAATGCGGCCGGAGTCGTCAATAAATCATACAGAGAGCATATGAACGCGTTCACAACCGCTCGTGACGAGGACGTTGATATTCTGAGGCAATTCAAACGCCTGAACGGAATGGAGATTTAAATGGAATCAATTTTCACCGCGATATTCAGATCCGCCGAGACTGCCAAACGGATTTCCACGCGCCTGATCGACAAGCAGATTAACGGCTGTTACATCGAATTTGATTACACGGGTAATCAATGGCTCGTTAAAAAGTGGGGCATCGTCCAGGGGCGGGCGAAGCTGTTGAAAGAGGCGTGCGAGATTGCGACGGATGGGAAGTTGAGTTTTAAGGGAAAGGTTTAAGATGCCATACGGACAGTGTAAACGATGCGGTGATAACGGGGCGCAGCCGATTGAGCCAGACTCAAAACTGTATCTCTGTTATGCCTGCGCGGAGGCTAAGCGAAAAGAAGATAATCCTGTAACCGTCGAATCCCTCCCGCCCACGGACACGCGGGGAGATGTTGAGGCGCTGAAGAGTTTTGACGAATACCTGAATACAGAACTGGCACGGGCGCGCCACATAATGAAAACCAGTGCGCACGGACGCCATGTTGATGAGGCGTCCACCGGCGAGGATTATTTGTTGATGATACAGGCTGAATTCCGACGCCGGTTTCTGGAGGGCAAATGAGCAAACTTAAAGAAGCATTTGACGCATATCGTAACTGGCTGAAACAGACCGGACGCGGGATGGGGAGCGATGAATTCATAGCACTTGAAGAGCAGATCGCCATTGCGACCGCGCCCACGTTGGCAAAGGACAATAACGATAAATGGATACCATTCGGGCGGATAAAGGTGGACATTGAAAATGAGACTGAAACGTTTGAGAGATATGATCCTAAAGCGGCGACCGCGGCCGCTGATGGATTGCGCGAACGGATACGGGCGGCTCTCATAGACGATGAATCACTATCAATCCACGCAGCGCCAGATGTCGAGCAGTATTGCCTGTTAATGGAGGCCGCGCTTGATCGGATTGCCGACATCGCGGCACGGGTCGCCCAGGAGCGGGCTGGCGGGGGAATTGACAAGACGAAACTCTGTAAATGGCTTAATAGTACATCGGACCATCTCAGAGTTTACGCGCAACGGCCCGATCTAGATTCTGATTACGCATCGGATGCGGATTCTAAAAGTACTGGATACAGGTCCTTATTGCAGATGATCAGCAATGGCGACTTCGACCAGCCCGCGCCCGTGAGCGAGGATGATCGCCTGTTCAATCTTCTGATTACCAGCGTCAAGCAGGCCGTTGACGACTTTGACCTGGTGGATTCTGAAAGCATTTCACGGTCTTATCGATATGGCAGGCAGCTTTGCGAGTCAATGGTCATCGTGAAAGCTGCTTTATTAGCAATTGAAACAAGGCAAATAGCAGCCGCGATGACCAAGGAGGATCATGGAAACTGAATTGAAGCCGTGTCCCTCCTGCAGGGCGAACGATGACGATAATATCTATGAGATGACGCTATATCTGAGCGTTAAGATGATCGGCTGTGCCCAGTGTGGCTTAAAAGGCCCAACGGGAGGCGCAGCGGAAGCCCGCGACAAATGGAACGCTCTCCCCAGGCGTCCGCGCTACGAGAAGAGGATTCCGACCGAACCGGGCTGGTATTGGCGTAATAAGCAAATAGTAAAGGTTTATAGATTTCAATCACGACTCTGGGCGGATTGGGCAACAGGCAAATGCACTATCGATGACGATGGAGAGAAACGGAGCGATGTGTTATGGGCAGGTCCAATCCCCGAACCGGAGGCCGCCAATGGTTAAATTGACGACGGCGCAAGATCAAGTAATCAAACCGTTAGCGTCGGGCAAGTCGATTCGATCATGTTTAGCTGGCTGGACCGTTCCGGGCGAGAACGTCTTGATTAGCCGAGACAGAGTCAGTGTATTACGACAAGAAGGATTAGTAGATGCCCGGCAGTCGGGAATGTGGTTTTGGTTGAGCCTTACCCCGGCCGGTATCGAATATGCAAAATCAAAAGGATGGTTGAAAGATGGTTCAGTTTAAATCATTGGACGATGCTGGGGATCGCTGGTATAGCCGGACGGAAGCAAGCCCACCCTCGTTAGTGGATGTTCTTGTGGTCGGGAATAACGGCAGAATGGAAGTCAGGCAATTCCACAGCCGATACCCGGACTGGTTTAACATAACCCATTGGCGTAAATTACCATCGCCACCGGAGGCCACCAATGATTGACCCCATCGCCGCGCGCCTCACGGTCATAGCCCGGCAGAATCGGGAGATTGCCGCAAGGATGATCCAGCGGCGTAGCGTACAATGGACGATGACCCGGCACAACAGCGAGGAAGTGCTGGTGCAGCGGGCGAAGAAACGACGGAGGAAATGATGAGCAATTTGAAGGTTGCGCTTACAAAAGCCCAATGGCGAACGGTAAAGGCTCTCCACGATGGACAGAAATTATTTTGGTCACGTCCTGAGAATTCATACTTTATCGGGATTCCAGGAACATCTACATGGCGACGGACGCAACAAATAACCGTATTTGAATTGAAAGCGGCGGGGATGATCGACGGCAGGCTGGCGCTGACCCTAGATGGAACCAAGCTTGCCAGGGTGAGATCTGGCCGCAGTGGGGTGGTTCCGCGATGCGACAACTGTAGCCTCTGGACTAGAGAAGGTGATTCACAGATTGGCCGTTGCGGATTTGGTTTTGCGCAGCCGATAGCTATTAGTGATAATCCACAAGTTACCGACGCTCATTACTGCTGCAATAATTGGGCATCAAAAAAGGATCAAGAGGCCGAGTTGAGGGAACTATGAAAGCACACGAATTCTTTACCCGTCTTTTCTGTCGCCACGATTTCAGGTTTGCGCTCGATCTGTTTCTGGCGATTGAGCCGAGATATAAGAGTCTTTGGATTTGCTATAAATGTGACGCCGCCGAGGTGAGAGACTATTTTTATTGGAGCGATGAGGGGCGGAGGATAAGGAGTAAACATGTCGGCAGCGCCCACTGATAATATTGACGAGCTTTATATCGTGTACAAGGATATGACGCCCGACGAAGTATTCGACTGCGATAAGGAGACCGTCCAGAATTTCATCAAATGGTGCGAAGCGCGAGGAATCGAACTGCGCCAAGATATTGGCGGCGGGGATTATCGAACGTGGACGCCCGGCATGAATCTGGACGGCCTACTTGGTTTATACCGAAAGGATGCTATTAATGCCTACAGAATGGACGATGCTACCGGAAAAGAAACTAATAGCGCGGATTAAACAAGCGAAGCGTTACCGTGAATTGGTTATGTCCGGTAAATGCACGATCTGCGCTCACGCAGACGCGGAATCAGGCTATAAGGTTTGCGAACGCTGCCGGAAGATGCAAAATGAGCGGAAACGATTAACGCGGCTTGGTTAGGTCACCGCCTCAGCGCCGCATAGATAACCAGCAACGTCGCAATCAGCCCGACCGCGCCGATTTTTGCGCTCAATCTTTCTCCTGCGTCGTGACCCGAGAGAGCAGCAGCATAAACACGAGCCAGGTTACCGTCTCAAATATTGCAGCAACAATGCCAGTCCTATACCGACGATAATACCAACCGCCCATTTAAGCCATTCCGCCGAGCTTTTACCAGACGCCTCGGCTCCGCTTATCTTGCTCAGAATCCCCATGACGGTATCAAGTTTAGCATCCAACGCTTCCATCTTTGCGTTTGCTTCCAGGCGGGGGATAAAAGTCTGTTGCTGGTAGGCGATATTGTCAGTCGCCATTCCGCGGAACTCGTTGACCTTTTCAAAGGAACGCGCTGTCCCGGTTTCTTCCTTGATGGCGGCTTTGTCGCGCTCCTGAAGAGATAATGCGTTCGCTTCCTTGACGCCTTCGAGAGCCAGAGCCGATGCCGCTTTCACGTCGGCAAACATTTGGAGGTAGCGTTTTTCACGCTCGTCCATAATGGCGATGACAAATTCACGAATGCTGATTGGTCCATCGGACATTGATTCCTACGGTTCGAGCAACGTATACGCAGCGCCCTGAACGCATTGCGTGGCGGTTGACAACGCGAGACATACCGCCTCTGCATTCTCCACAGCAACACCATTAGCGCCATTGCCAGCGGTCCCCACAATCGATTCAATTCCATTGAGCCACGCCAGGCACTTCTCCTGATCGTTCAGGTTGCTGTCCACGGTCGGCATCATATTACTGAGGTATGGATTCAAACCAGCGTGTAGCCCACCGCAAGCGGTCGCCAGAGCCAGCGCGAGCACGTCTAGGCCTTCAACGTTGCCAATCTCGACTAAATGTGCCCTGAGATAGCCTGTAGCTGTAATCGTGCCGCCACCGGTGAGGATTATTAACCTGCACGCGGCATTGCAAAAGGCAAGAAATGAGAAGTTTTCGGGATCTATGAGTTCTGTATATATTCCGGGCATTGTCTATTTCTCCAATTCATCTGAATAGTTCGGTCGCTTTGGTATCGACGGAGGTTTCAGCCCCGACTCCCTCATCTGATCGCGTAACAAAAACACATATGCCCACGACATGTCAACGTCGTCTTTCATTATCTTAAGCAGTCGCTCTGTATGTTGCTGATCGGCTTTTAACTGACCTTGCATTTCACCCTGCCAGCGTGCGTCAGAGATTCTATTCGAGATCGACCAGAGCGCGAGTCCCGCCAAAACGAAGATAACGATTGCTTTCAGGTAGTCATCGCCGCTCCGTGCAGCTCTTGTTACCCGCGTCCGCTCTGCCTGTCGCTCAGACTTGCGCCTAGCCAGGTGGTCCAGTTCTTCCAGGATCCCGAGTCCCGTATTCTGCGCCTTGGCGAGTACCGCGGACGCCCCAGACGTTGCGGTTAGCAGCTTGGTAAATGGGATTTGTCGATCAGTCAATATCACCCGAATGGAATCATCGTGAAAATCGCACGCCGTTATCTCTTCACTGACCTGAAACCCGTCACGGTCGCCTTTCAAACTGGCGTCGATTAACACAAACTGCGGAGCGTTATCGGACTTTACGGCTGTCTTGAACGCGGACACTCCTTGTATGCTGCCGTTGTAGGTAGTTGATTTGACGTTGACCGATTGGAATAGCGATTCCAGCGCGCCGGATAGGGCTAAATCATCCGTTATTATGTGAATTGGACCTATGACTTGGCTTTCCATTAAAGACCTATGGGATGCGCGGAGTGTGGGCGATTATCCAGATCGCGGTTATCAGCCAGATCGTAATCTGTCCGAACCCCAAAGCACGCGTGAAGTAATGAGTTGTGATGCTCATCTCCAGATTCTTAACGGTGAGTTCCTCTTTGCGTGTCATAAGGTGAAAGATTGCCCTCGTTTCTGAAACCGCGCCCTCTACCAGGACCATTCTACGGTCGAAATCGGCCTGATCGTGCTCTATATAGGCAAGCCTTTGAAGTATCTCGCCGTACGTCTGACCCCCATTTGGTTCCGGCATCTAATATTCCCTCGCATAACAGATTCTCCAGATTCCTGAGCTTTCGTGTCGCCGGTACTTTGCCAGCGGTTCAATCTTAGAGCCAAGCAATATTATTTCCCGCTTCATTTCTACGTAACTGCTGCAAATGCGGGATTTTCCGGCGCGCCAGTCGATTTCATTTCCACGGGTTTTTCCACGGCATACACCGTACTGACCTGATCGGCGATCAGCATATGCCCGAGATGGTCGTTGCAGGCGTGCAGGAAGTTGTCATAGGTCAGATGTGGCCCGTCAAAGAATTCCCACTCAGCGTCTTTGCCGCAATCAAGGAAACAGCAGATTGGTTTATTCATATTCAACCTCAACTCTTCACAGCCGCGACTCGTCATTATTCCTTATTGAGTTATCCTATCCCGGACGCGGCTGTAAATTCTATTTCCCTCTCGCCGCCAACTCCGCCTTGTAATCCTTGACGTGCTGATCCAATTCCTTCTGCTGTGCCTTGTAATCCACCGGTGCGCTACCAGCCCCGGCAGGCGCTCCATTCCCTGTAAACGCATTCCTGATCGAATTAAACAACCCCACGCCGATATTGATTGCGAGCACAAGATTGCTCCCCGCGCCGAACGTGATTGCCAGCGACGATGCCAGGGACGCCAGTGAGTTGATTTTCTGCTCAGTCGTACCGTTGAACGCGCCGTTTTGAATATCCGCGTTGATCGTCCCGGCGATGCCTAACACTTGATTGATCGCCGCCAACTCGTCGCGGAATTGGGTTTTGCCTGCGTTGACGAGCGATTGGAGCGTTGACTGGACAGCGGTTAGGGACGTGAGGACGCCGGAGCTGATGCCCTTGGCATTGAAGCCGCCGCTACCGGGGGTGTTTGGCTTTGGAGTACCGCACGCGGAGAGGGTCAGTAGGATCGCTATCAGGGAAAGGGTCAAAACTTGTTTAAGCTTCATAGATTCCTTTGTATCAAAAAGATGCGCGACAAGCACCGTAAGAGCCAGTTTGGCACAGGTTGCGTTTTAGTACAACAATAAATTACTACAGGTCGAACAGCGTCCCCTGCGCATGCCACTCTATCGCATGCTCCCATGTCCCGTAAAACTTATCCCGCGCGCTCTCCCGCTGGCTTTTCAGGACGCGACCGCCGCGATGCCTGTAATCGAAGATGCCCAGGCGGAATACGCGCTCCTCTACGGGAATCTTTTTCTGTGCCGCAAGCTCCAGCCGGGCAACAGCGGGTTCACGACCGTCACAAAAATGGCAGAGACATGTCATACGGCTAACTCGTATCCATCATCGGTCGGACGAATAAATTTGACCGGCTTCTTATATTCATCGGCGATCAATATTTCCGCGCTGATACCTTTGGATTCCCGCCAACCATCAATCATCAGTATCCAAAGTTCGTCACAGCGGGATATGAATTCCGTATCGAACTTGCGCCAGAATCCCCAATCGCCGGGCATCATGAACAAAACGGCTATTGGATGATTATGAACTATGGGCGAAAAAACGACCGTATCGTTTTGCGTATAGAACGCGACGCATTGAAGGGCGGCATGGTAGCGCGCCTCTCTTATGCCAGGGTCTTTGTGTGAGTATGGCGACGCAAGATAAATCACGCGGTTTCCTCCATGTTCTCAATTCCGGCAAACAGCCCCTGAGCGCCAGACGCATAAATAGCGCGCTCCATATTCTTGCTGGCGGCTCTGAAATATTCCGGCTTTAATTCGCAGCCGATACCTTTGCGTCCAAGTAGCAGTGATTGATAAACCTCAGTGCCAATACCAAGAAAAGGGGTCAGGACTATTTCACCGGGATTTGACCACAATCGCACGCACCTTTCAACGGTCTCTAATTGAAGTGGTGCAATATGTCGCTCATCCTCTTGCCCCCGACCTTCCGCCGCGCTCAACGTTGCGGTTTCTTTTATGTCGTACCAGACGGGATGCGCCCATTTGATCCATTGTTCGTGACTCACGTCGGGATGGATTGCAACTTCGTTTTCACCGGGCTTGTGGAATATCAGAATATAATCTGCAAGCGCAGGGCGCAGCCAGCTCGAATCTTTTCGCAACTGGACGAACATCAGGCTTTTCGATTTCGTTCTAATTGCCTGTGATTGCGGGTTCTTTTGTATACAAATCTCCCCATAATATATAAAGCCTTTGTCGATAAAATGCCTGATTGTTTCCCCGCGAAAATCCATCATTCCGATGTAACCGTCCCGACCCTTCATCATTGGGATTTGCGCGACGTGAACACACATTGAGCGGCCGGGCTTGAGCACGCGGAGCATATTTGACGAGATGAATTGAAAGTGCTCCCAGAATTCCGTCATCGTTTTACAGTTACCCAGATCCCTTTCGGTTGCCGAATAAGTGAATAGCGACCCGAATGGCGGAGAGTAAACCGAAAGATCAATGGAATTGTCAGGCAGTCCCGCAAGCACTTCGCAGGAATCACCGTGATAGATTGAATAGTCGTCGCCGTGTTTCTGGTTCATCACCTGAACATCAGCCGCTTTGGTGCCGAGCCATTTTGGTATTTGCATTGGCTGTACCGCGTCGTAATCCAGACGCGTCGTAACTTGTCCAATTTCCGCTTTCTCAAATTCGGCAACGTGTTTGATTAGCTCTTTCGTCATCGTGTCCGCCTCTCTCTCTTTTCGCAAAACGTTATCAAAAATATCCATTTCAATATCGGTCAGCACAATATAAACATTGACCGGCCGTGTTTGACCGAATCGCCACTCGCGCCGGATACCCTGAAAATATTCCTCATAGCTGTCATTCATTCCAAGGAAGAGCATGCGCGCGGCCGATTGAAAGTTCATCCCCTGCCCGGCAATCTTAGGCTTACTTATCATCGTCTTGACTTCGCCCCGACCGAAGCCCATCAGGGTTTCCGTTTTACGCTCGATTGAATCACTGCCCTGAACGTTGACCGCATTGCCCAGTGCTTTTGCCAGCGCATCAGCTTCATCGTTCAGTCCGCACCAAATCAGCCATTGCTCATCCGGTTCTCGCTGGATTATTTCGACGGCCGCCTTGACCCGCTCGGCGATTGTTGATTTACGGACCTTTGCGCGGTCACCTACACCATGCAGACGGGTCGGGAATAATTGCCCATCGGGAACATAAGTTGACGGGACGACAACGGGAATGATGCTCAACTCCGGCAAATCATATCCAGTGTCATCATGTCCAATATCCGATGGCTTGAGCAGCGACATTGCCCAGGATGCAAGCCACTTGTGGAACGCATCACGTCCATGTTTTTTCAATCGCCAGCCATCTTCGTCATGAACAAAAAACGTCGATAGCATTTCCGTTCGTGTCATCACGCCAAGGAATTCGGCATGGTTCGCAATCTCCGAGATATCATTAGGGGCAGGTGTGGCTGTACAGCAAAGACGCAGCGGAATTACAGAGCAAAGCTTTATCAGTAAAGATCGGCGTTTGCCTTCAAAATGCTTCAGGCAGCTTGATTCGTCCAGAACGACCGCGCCGAATTTCGACATATTGAAATGCTCAATCATCTCGTAATTGATAATCGTGATACCGGATTCCGGCGACTCTTCCATCTTGCGCGCATACGTGACCTTGATGCCCCACCTCGCGCCTTCTTCAACAGTTTGATGAGCAACCGCAAGCGGAGCGATTACAAGCGAGCGTCGCGCGGCCAGTTCGGCCCAGGACAACTGCATAATCGTCTTGCCAAGGCCAGTGGTAGCGAAAAGCGCGGATCGTCCTTTACGCAGTGACCATCGCACTAAATCACGTTGAAACGGAAATAGATTCTTATTTAAGTCAGCGGCGTCAACCTCAAATCCGGCCGCAGATGCAACGACAGCTTTCGTTGAAAGAAACTCTTGATAAGAACTTGATATTGCGTTAGATTGCTCAACAGGCATTTGATTCACTCTCCTACTAGGGTGATGAAATTGATTAGGGCCGGAAAGAAGTTATCAGCGACTTTCTGGCCTGAAACATCTTAACATAACCCCTTGCGATTACAAGCGAAATCCACCGCCCCGGCTCGTGCTCAACATCCGGCGCGTCAAATGCGTCGAAGAGGGCGGTCATTGGTAATCCCCTAGATCATCCGGCCATTCGTTCAGATACGCAGCGATTAACGTTCGCACGGCAACCATATGATCGGATTTCCAGCAACTCGTACAGGTTTCAGCGCCAGACACCTTAAGGCATTTCGTACAGGCCCACGGGCCAGTATATTCATCCTCTAGCCGCTTGTATTCTGCGTATTCGGCGTCACGCTGAGCCTGAGTCTTACGCGCCATCTCGCGCTCCTTTGCCGGGTGGCGGTCCCCGGCTTTGGTTATGCTAAAAATCGCCCGTTGCGAAAAATCCCTTCGTCTCGCCAGCGGCTATTTTTCGGTTCAATTGCTCCCGATACGTCCGGCGCTCGGACGCTTCAGGGTCAGTTAAATCATCCAGGAATTCCATCAGATCGAGCTCGGCCGGCGTTAGAGATCGCGGAATATCATTCGGTAGCGCATCAAAAACATCGTCCTTGTCGATACCGTAGTCTTCGCAATCATACAGCGCCTCTTCGAGTGTGACACCGATACCCCAATAGCTGTCCGTGATTTCCCAAACCTTTACCACGTTGTCGGGCATGTAATCTCCTTTATTCATTTCCCCGCCAAAGCTGCGTCGGCTTCGCGGGCGGCTAACGGAGCAGCCTTGTCCAATTCGGCCGCCGCCTTTTCACCTGCTGTTATCAGTCGATATTTCGTCGCTTCAATCTGTCGACCTTCCCTGAATGCTTCCAACTGACGCGCCCCGGATGCCGTAAGCTGCCCTGTTGATCCGCTAAACGGCAAACGCTTTTCAATCACATCGTCGCCGCTGACCAAATAGACCGGTTGCCAGTATTCAGCCATCTGAACATTCCATTTGCCGACCGATTGCCGGTTTGAGCATTCAGCCTTTCCAGGAAAGTACAAAGGCGTTGATTGATCCGCCGTCCGCTGACCGATTTTGTAATTCGTGGCAAACGTGCGCTTCCGATTCGCAATCATCTCATCTGACAGCGTGTAAAGTTCGTTCGCGCAGTTCGTCCAAGTCGTGAAAGTCTTCTGCATAGCATAAGCCATTGCAGCATCCTGAAAACAAACGGAGTCCATCTCTCCTGCTTTGCGATAAGCTTTGTTGAGTAGATTCCATGCGTTCTGTATCTGATCCTCTAACGAGCCCTCACACAGCTCGCGGATTTCAGCGGGTTTCGGAAAGAACTTGCCTGTACGGATAATTGCCCCGGCGGCCTTCTCAATCGCGCCAATCGGTAAATCTTCCAGCGCCGTGAAATACGCCAGCGTCAAGCTATCGGACGGTTGTTTCTCAAACACGTTCGCTATGCTGCCCAGGATTTCACCGAATTTGTCAGCGTCTTTAGTTTCCACGATTCTTGATCCTTTCGATTCCCCGCTGTATACCGTCAACCATTGTCGCTGTTTTCTGATCGGTATAGTTACCGTTCGCCACCGGGACGTTGATCGGCTTGCCGAACCTGTCACGCGGGCTACAGACAAACGCTGCGTAGTTGCAACATAGGTCAGCCAGAGTGTGCTTTCCTTGCGGGGTCAGGAAATAGTTACTTATCGCCTTGCACCAGCGCTCCATTACGATAGCGCCTTCGTGCAGCTTTAATAGTTTATTGAGATGAACAAAGTCGAACGCCTGACGCTGATACGGTTCGCCGTCATACCGGAGTTTAAATCCATCTTCAAATGCGTCAGAATATATATTTCGGGGTCGTGGGGGTCTGGGTTTCGGTGTCTCATTAGTTACAAGCGCAAGATGTTTTTTTGCTCGCATTTGGGAAGAAGCTCGACTTTCATCTCGAAACTCAATATCTTGTTAGGCTATTGACTATCTTCGCCGTAGCAGAAGACCGAAAGTCAAGTCAGACGAAAATAAATCAACAGCCTAATTCTATTGCGGCGAATACCTGGCCGCGAATCTTAAAACTGCGTGAAATTGTCCCTTTTCCAGCATTGCAATCTTCCGCTCTTCACGCTGTCGAAGTTTTTCATACCCGGCGTTTAGGTTGACGAATGTAATCTCTTTCGGTTTCTTCGACTTTGAGACCTGCTCTTTAAACCGGTCTAGTCGCTTTCGCTTGCCCTTGAGCACGCCAAACTTTAAGCATCTGCGAATCCGTTTCGTTTCTCTCGCCAGATACCTATCACGCATCCGCTGCCATTCGACTGGATGGATATGGGCGAACCGCTTAAATTGCCAGTCGCGTGCGTTTTGCTCATCTTCGGTTTGAAGCGTTTTTATGTAGGTCAGCAGCGTAAGAAGCTCATTCTCTCTTTCGATTTCATAAAAGAGAATGCCATGCTTTGAGCATAGATCGCGCTTCTGCTTATCAACAGAAAGCTGGCGCTTAAACCCCTCAATATCTTTGTGGAAAAACGGATTGTATTGTGAATGCTGGACGCCTTGAACCTCTACCGCGATTCTTAAATCTTCGATATATAAGTCAAGTTCCATAGGCTTGCCTAGGTCGGATTTGAGCCAGTCAAAACGGTGATTTTCTTTGACTACCAAACCCTCGATACAATTAAGACGGCGCGTGGCTTCTTCTTGTAATTTGGAACTTCCCAAATTGAAAAACCTCCGAACTTTATTCAGGCGGTGCGGTGAACGTGAACAGTTGCGTGGTTAATGCAAAAGCCCGCGTCCGCCTGAATAAAATCCAGAGGTCGTCGGAGTTCACGTTCAGACTGTGCCCGACCGGAACCACCCGATCAGTATCCCTTTCAGGACTCCCCTATTATCCACAAAACCGCATTCCCGCGCAACAGAAAAGTAGCGTCAGCCCAATTTATCGCGGGCGGTTAGTCGTTTTTCGGCGTTCCTTTGATTTTCCAATGCTCATCGCGAAATATTCCTACGAACGGCTTCTCGATTGGCAGTCTATTCACAACCTCTTGCAGCTTCGATCCAATGGATTCATCGCGGTATCGAATCGCCATCCGCCGCAGATACAGCCACCTGTCGTCTTCTCTGCCTTCCACGGACAACCGCAACGCGTGGAACAGATCGGTTAGTATTTTCTGGCGGCGTGATTCGTGGCCGTCCTCAATGAATTTACTTTCCTTTGGCATTATATTCTCCCACTTTCCAGCACCTTCAAGCACGCCTCACACGTCGCTTTGCTCGCATCACCCGTCCACGTATTCGGCGCGGTAATCGCAACAGGTACGGGGCTGTGCAACGCGGACACGCCGCCAAGGGCTACCATCGATGCGATACATACAACGGGCTTCTTGATTGATTTTGATTTAACTGGCATTTAATCCTCCATTGAATGGGCAATCGAATTCACAATATTCAGAACCGGCCCCAGTGCAATATCCATCTGGGGTTTTTCCGCAGAGGCCGACCGCTATCCCGAACTCCGTCCGTTCCTCGTCTTCGTCGCATCCTTCGCAGTCGTTGTCCGCATAGGGAAAGTAGTCGGACGGTGGATCGTCTTCAGAATCATCGTAAAAGCCCATCTACGCCGCCTTTCCCTCTTGAAACTCTGTCGCCGTCATCCCCGTCAGCCGCCTAAACGTCCGGCTGAAGAAGTGGCTGTCCTCAAACCCGCACGCGTATGCAATCTGCTTAATGCTCTTATCCGTCGTGCTCATCATCAGCTTGGCCTTCTGAATCCGCCGCGTGTTAACCAGTGTCGGCAGGCCAGCGCCGAGGTATTTGTTTATCAGTGTCGATACGCGGGGAAACGACAGGCTGAACTCCGCCGCGATGAATTCAACACACATGTTCTCGTTCGCAAACTCTTTTTCAATGAACGCCAGTATCCGCGCCGCTAATTCCTTGTCGCTCGCATCGCCTGGTATCAGCGAGATACGCTTTTGCAGGAGCATATCAATTGTTGAGTAATGCCCGCCGATCAGAGAATCAATTTCCGTTATCGCGTCTTTTGTTGCTTGATCCATTTGCCCTCACTTTCTATCCGATCACCTGCTCAATAACCCAGTTTCCTTTTATTCTCTGCACTAGATAAACCGGCCATAATGACATCTTCGCAAACATTCGCAATTTCACCCGGCCGCCTTCGGTCATAAAACCCTTAACCTGTCGCTCCTGTATTGATCCGTCTCGCAATTCGACCAGAAAGTCAGATCGGTAATGAACGCCTTGCGCCAGCTTGAATGATGCAAACTCAAACCGATACGCGATAACCTCACCCGCAAGAATCTCGGCGTCAATATGCCGTGCGTATGCGGCCTCCAGTTTATTCATCTGACCCGATTTGTGACCGCCCAGTTTTGCGCGGCCGGCTGGTTCTTTTACCGGCTTGTTGTACAGCGGATCACGAGTAAGCGGGAGTGGCGTACGATTCCGGCCAGCCTTCACCCGCGCTTGATGTGCAGCGATTTCAGCTTCACTCATCTCAAATCTACTCATTAAAATCCTCTTCCCAGACGCGCCCGCACTTTGAGCATTTACAGTCGTCCACGATGATCCGGCGTCCGCAATGAAACGAATAATCAGGATGATTGCCCACTACGACGCGGCTCTTGGCGTGGAATATCACGCACCAAATTGATCTGAACATTACCCCTCCTAATCCCTGTCGTACCTATCAAAATCCGGTTGCCCTTCCGCGCGCTCGACCCGTTCGCAACAGACAAGGCAAAGGTGGCCGCCGCAAATCATGCAATCTTCTTCGCAAAGATTTTCCCGGCCGCAATGTTCGCAAGTGTCCATACCCACCTACCTTTCCAGTTTCCTCAACTCTCGTATCTGAACCGCCTCGCTCTGATTCGCCGCCAGCCATTTACTCGCTAATTCAAGCTGTCGCGGGAAAGACGCGGGCGTGCCCTTTGCCGCAATCGGAGCGGTCACGATCTTGCGTGAGCGCCGCGGCGAGCCTTTGACGAACAGGCGACCGTCGAGCTTCGCCTGTTGACGCTCGCGCTTGGCCTGTAATAGTTGCGCTAACTTTCGTGCGAAAAACATTTAACCTCCGGGAATTCGTGATATTCAACGCCGTTCAGCAGGTGACCGAGTTCGCCGGAATATTTGCCGCCGATCTGTTTGAAGAAGTACGGAACTTTGAACGCCTCGCACTGTTCGCGCAAATGTTCAGCGCTATCAATATCCAGCGGTCTATAGTTTGCGCCGCTCTCGCCGCCGACAATTATCCAATCAACCACCCCGGCCTGCAGAAATCTTATAATGTCCATTCTTCCCAGTAATGGCTCAACGGAAAGCCACCGGAGAGTTGCGGGAACTCTGGCCAGGATCGGGATTCTAATATTTGCGTATTCCTGATTTTCAACGGTCGCGCCAAGCCAGACGTTCGATTGTGGTTTATCAAGCCATTCTTCCGGCAGGAAGCGGCTATAATTTTCAGGGCGCTTCGTGAGCAATTGCCAGTCAAGGAACGGAGTCTTTTCAATCAACGACCACAACCGCGTGCGGGCTTCGTTCAGCGCGGGATGATCTTCGCAAATGTCAGCCATCGACGCGCAAAATACCTTTCGGCGAACCCCTTCCTTTTGGGCCTTCGCGTTCCATTTAATAGGCTCGTTCCAGTGCTTATCACCGAAGAATCGACGCTCTGTATCCGGCCCCCATATCTGAAACCCGGTCCTCTTCGCAAAAGTATCCGCATAGCAACTCGTACAGGCCGGACTGATTTTCACGCAGCCCCACCAGGGGTTAAAACGTATGATCAGTCCAGCTAATCCCAGTAATTTCGCCCATCCTGATCACTCCTTTCTTTGCGCAGTTTTTCAGCGCTCCAGTGCCTCCCTTTTTCCGTTAAACCGCCCCGTCGTCAGGTCGTTTTGCACTTTACCCGTTCTCTTTCGCTCTCTGTGATAATGGCACCTTGAGCAAACCGCTTGCACGTCCTCGTGGTGAATTGCAGCATACCCAAGGTAGTGGTCGTATTCGTGGCGACGACCACCGGGAGCGTATTGATGCCCGCAGTCCACACAAGGAAGATTATCCGGATCATCCAATATCCCCGCATGGACAAAATAATTAATACGTCCTCGTGCTTGCTTTCTATCGCCATCACGGGCCGGAACAAAAGCACGGCCTTTTTCTGGGCGATTCCTTTTTACATATCTGAGACGATGCTTGATATTTCTGCCATCCCGGCAGCCCACCGCAAGGCCATCACTGCGCGATGAGTCTCTTCCGAAAGACTCTTTCGGGTGCCAGCGCTTGCAGGCTACACACCATTTATTACCAGCGTCCAGATTGCGCCTATATTGTTGCTCAGTGGTTCCCAGCAGCCTAGCCGCCGACTTGATCGCCCCGTCGCGTGTTTGCGCCATGATTCAATTATACGATGGACAGCAGATGAATGTCCATGAAATTCCAGTTGTTTCACCCATTAATCCAACCTCTCAAATTCTATTCGATTTACTTTCGCCATTGGCGGGCATTGATTGGCCGCACAGAAGAAGTCGATAAACTCTTCCTTCGACACGTCAGGGAATCCCTCTAACGCGCATTCACCGTCAGCCATCGCGTCCAGTCGCTCATTGGTGACGCTGATGATACGAATCTGACCGAGTCGCTGAACCTTCTCGCCCTTCTTCAATCCCTGCGACTTCACGACAGCATTGACAATATCGCCTGGCTTCAGATTCGCCCAACCAAGTCGTCGCGTAACGGTTTTGGACCGATCAAGAAACTGTTTCGTTGTCAGCGCAAATGACATATTTCGTGGCATCAATCCCATTCCCTTCTATCGCAATCTGGACATGGCTCGTTTCCATCGCCGTGGATACATCCGTCATCACTGCCGTGACAAATATCATCGATACAAACCACAATGAATCCGCGCCCATAACAGGTGTGACAGAATCCGCTACCGCGATCTTCGTCATCACCGAACGTTTCGAGATACTCGTCCTCAGTTTGTATGTCGCGCATATTAAATCCTGCCTTCACGGGCAGCTTTCGTCAGTCTGAATCCGTCCGTTACGAATCCAGCCCTTTGTAGAGCGCCCACATCGTCATAACCAAGATGCTCAAACTTGCCATCGCCGCAGAGAAATATATGGCCAGAACTAACTTGGTCGATCTTGCGGCCATCGCGCATTAAGCGGAGAATCCTTTGTTGATTGGGCGTTAATTCTACTTTCGCCATAAATCCTCCATTCATTCGGAGCGGTGGCCGTCCCGCTCCATCTCAGAAACCCCATAACTATTGTGAGTCACCTGTTATTATGTAGCCGCGTTTACCGTGCAACCGCGCAGGCCGTACGCTCCCGCTTCCCGGAATCAAGGCGGCGCATAGGCATTCTCCTTTCGGGAAACTCTCAACCCCACCCGGCCGTGCTCGCCTCCTCGGTCCTAACGATTCTGCGGCGCGACCGAGTGAGATGTCTAAAGTTCGTTTATCAACTTCCGCATATACTCAGCAATCAGCGCCGTGCTGCCAATCGCGTTTAAATCCTGACCGCGTAAATCAAACATGAAATTCTCGTCGTTGACCTGTTCGCGCATTGCCGCTTTGCAAGCCTCCCAGGCTCTCTCGCCAGCCTTGAAATCAATTGATGCGTCAGGCGTCGTAGCCCACCACATTTTATAATGCTCGCTTGCCATTTTTACCACCACCCGAATGCGCGACCTACCGCGTTCTGGAAACCGTTAATCAGCCACCGATAGATAATAAATCCGCCGATGATCGCACCAGCCACAAACGAACCTGCCATCCATAACCAGAACATAATCTCCTCCATCCCGCCACCCGGACCCGCCGCCGCATCTCCCCAGAAATGGAACGACGGGTTGCCGGGCAGGGGAGCTATTTAAACCTTGCCTTTTTGTTCGCGTTCAACTTTTCCGTCAGCGCCTTTGCCAGTGCCGCTATCAACTTCTGTCCATCGCCGGCCGCCACATGCTCGATACTTCTCACGCCGGTAGCGGTTTCGATAATCGAATCAATGTCATCATTGTCCAGTCCAGCATCGGCAAGCTTGACGGTAAACTCTTCGGCTTTCATCGCGGTTTCGTCATCAATGAATTCAGCGGTCAACGGATCGGTCGTTTCCGCGTCCAGTGCGGCGGATTCATATTGCGGATCGTCCAGTTTCCGTTCGCGATCGCGCTGTAGATCGGTCTTTTTGGGACCATCAACTATTTCCGCTATCATAATTTCGCCTTGATTGACGTGCTTCGGTTCGTCGTTCGCGTGGAAATCGCGGCGTGCATCGTTGAAGTTTTCAATCTCGCCTTCGTCACCAGGAAGACCCATGCCCATAAAGTAATCGGTAAACTGATCCTTCAGCGCCTCACCTGTTACGCGATGACCGAGCATTGTGGACGGTTGCGATTTGTAATTGTGCGCGTTCTTGTCGAACCATCCGCGCTTTTTGGCGTCCTCAATGGTGACCGTAAAGGTTCTCTGCTCGTACCCGCGTCGCTTGATCGTACAGGTTGCCTTCTGTTCGGTTTTTACGAGATTGAACATCTCAAGCTGTCCTGACCGTCGCGCGACCGCCAGCATCAGGATCGGCTTAACAAATGGACGCTCCATTATTAGGTCGATGCCGCGAATCGAAGCCATAGGCGCAAGTCCCATCTCGCGGCCTGTCAGAATTACCGTGAGCGCGGCTTCAGGTGTCTTCAGATGCTTTGCGATGCCGCTGGCAATCAGAGCCTTTCCGACTCGCATCAGCACGTCCAATTCCTTTTCGGTCGGAATCGAAAGCGCCATTGATTTGTCAACGTTCCCGAATCCATCGCCGGGGTCGTTCCATTGATCATTTCTCCATTTATCGTCGGGCATTTTTCTACCGACAGCCTTTGGTTCTTTGCCTCTCACAAAGGCAACCGCCGCGTTATTATCGTCGTTATCTGGTAACATAAAATCTCCTTAAGAATAGTTAGATTGCGTGTATGAACTTGCCGCCATATCTCTGAATCTGTCGATCTGCGCCTGCTCCGACCGGGTTAACTCAAATTCCTTTTCAATCGGATGCGCCTTGGCAATCTCAAACATCATCATCGCGCTTCCGTTAAGGCTCATCGTGAGACGCAGTTCGCCGCTGGCCTTTTGCCACACGCAGATGTGGTCACCAGCGGGAAGCGTTGCGCGGTCAACGTATTTGTAGCCATCGTCAATTAGCGTACCCATTACGCTCTTCGGTTTTGGATCCTCGTCCGCGAATGTAATCATAATTCACCCAGGGCTTTCTCAAGGTCGGTTGCGATTGTCGCCTTCGGAACTTGCGTAACCAACACAAAGTCCAGATTGGCGGTCGGTGCGATCTTCTCGAATGCTTTCGTGTCCAGGGTCAGCGCGATCTTATGCTCAAGTGCCCAATCGAAAGCGAGCTTCTTGTCGTAGCCGATTTCCGTGAACATCTTAATCGTGACACCCGGCGCGACTTTCTTGTTGGTGGGATCCGTATCATAGGCATTGGCTGCCAAATGTCTCAGTTTCTCTTCGGCGAGCACCAGATCGGCCGCGCCGCCCTTGACTTCTTGAATCAGTTCCGCGTTATCCTCTTCAAACTTTTTCTTCAGTTCGGCAAGTTGAGCCGTTAGCGAAGCCTGACAGCGCCGAATAGACGCGACTTCGTGAATCATCAATAGCAGTTCTTCACTTACCATTTTCAACCTCCATTGTAGCCTTGACTATCTGCTCATCGTCCTCTTCTTCAACCCACACAATCTCAGCATCCCCGGCTTTAAAGAACTCCATCGTGTCAACCGCTGATTTATGCGGCTGTAGTTTTCGGACGACAAATTCGCCATTTTCCTGCTGCCCGACTTGCGTGTTATTTGGCATCTGATACCTCCGTTGGAAGATACATACTCTGATAGAAGAGAGTTTGATCCCCGGTAAACACAGTCCGAAATCCTTCGGGAATGATCTTCCATCCCTTGGATAGCGCATCATTGACGCCCATCTCAAATTCAAGGACATCGCCTTCGCCTAGCACGACCTGATATTCTTTTGCCTCAACTGCCATAATCCCCTCCATTCGCCCGGCAGACCGCCAGGGAAGCTATTAAGTATTTCGCCTGACCGTGACCGTAAACTTATCGCCCGATTTCGTGTCTGGAAATTCGACCGCGCCGACCTCAAGCGTATTCGATCCACAATGTTCGTTATAAACGGCGAGCCAGATTACTTCATCGCTAATAACATCGGCTTCGGCATCCATTGCTACCTCAAACGTCGCGCATTCCCTCTCCGCGCTGGCCAGGATGCGCTTGGCGGCGTCGATTGCATCCCTCATCGCTGGACCAAAAGAGCTATCCCAGTCGCGTACAAGTGCCCGCAGCGCGTCAATATCGGCTGGCGTGATGCTGATTAGCTTATTTGCCATTGGACGCCTTCTTTCCGTTCTTTGCGGGCTTGCCGTCAAACGGAGTCCGCTTAGTCTGTCCGGGCTTCCAAAATCCGTTACTGACCATCCATAACTGAAAACCCTTTTCGAGTATCCAATACATTTTGAGACCGGTTTTCTCAGACATCAACGATAACTCTTGATGTGCTTCGTCTGAAATCTTTATCGTTTTCATATTCAACACAATAAACCCGTCCAGTCTACTTGTCAACACTTATTTCTACTTTTGGACACTAACTGCAAAAATAAATTTATCGCAAAATTATTTCATCCCATCAGGCGCGGGGTTCGCTTGAGCAGGATTGGCGCGAGGCTGGGCGGGTAAAAATCAAAACCGCTCAGCTTGTGTTACAAGGACTGGTGGGTTCTTGTGCTGAGCGGTTATGAATGTCCATGCGCTGGATTAACGGTTTTCATATTAACTGAAAAGAATATCGTTGACAACCGAAATCGAATCGTCGTATATTGACCGCGTGTTACAAGGGAATCCAAACAATTCCCAATTTTGAATCCGTAATTCCTTCAACCTGTCACTTTGTAAGTGAACGTTTTGAAGCTTTAAATACGGCGTGTCAGTAGAAGGCCACGACCGAGCTTGTCAAAGGGTAAGGCGGGGTCAAGAATCCGACCGAAGGCGATACGAAGTCGCGGGATTCATCAGCGAGGAGCAATCCAAGCAAATCAATCTTCCCCGGTGTGGAAGTGGCGCGATGAGGTTTAAGCAGTCGGGAGCGGTCGAATAGTCGCGCAATATAAATCAAAGGACACAACGGCACACCGAACAAGACCGTTGAAACGAAACGACACGCCCGGACTCTGGAAACAATTCCGTGGGGATGAAACAGAGATTTGAGCCGGGGACGGTTCTTATCTCCCAGTGTCCACGCGTAAGGATGTAATCGGATAGGAGTTGAGTAAGTGGCAGTTTCAAAAAAAATAATAGAACAGCCGACGATCAAAGAAATGCTGGTTAAGCTATGGTCGGTTGCGGCAGCGCAGCCAGGGTACGATTCCATCGCTTGGCGTCAATTTCAAGGCGCTCTGGTAAAAGCCGGGATCAAGCCACTTGTCATCACAGACGATGATATTAAGTCTGGTGCGGCTGTTGAATTGCCGATTATCAGAAAGAAGATTCGCGGGCTTTGCTATACACACGCAGAGATTAATTTGCCGGAAGTTCAAGCGTTGCGAGCGATGCCGTATAGACAGTATCTTACAACTGCCCACTGGAAAGCCGTTAGAGAAAGGGCGATTCGTGAGGCAAACGGCGAATGCAGAATGTGCGGCCATTCGAGAAAACTAATCGGGCACCATCAGAACTATGATTTTGTGGGATGCGAAGAAAGCAAGGATGTGATCGCAATTTGTAATGGCTGTCACGAAAAACATCACGGAAAGAGCAAGCGCAAGAGAAGGCTATTCAATCGGAAATCACGCGGCGATTATTACGGACTTACGCGACAGTCTGATATTTGATTTAACGATTAGCCGCCCACGGGAGGACGCGATGGACGAGAAATCAGCAATAGACCGTGATAGATATAATATAGGAATTGCAAAAGCGCTGAAGTCTGATTTAGCACAGCAGGCCCGAGAACACTATAGCCGGCTCTCGGACAGCGCCAACGAATTCAACTCCGTCATTCCTAGCGCGATTAACGTATGGGAATGTATTGACGATGTTCTGATGGGAGAAATTAGCCCTGATATTCCAACTGCGAGCCTTCTTCAGTCTGTCAACGATGCGCGTCTCCGCTCTATCCGGTCATTGATCGACTACGCACTACGCGTCAAGGTAGCCGCCGCTGTCCAGGCGCAGCGCGAAAAAGACGCGGGGATCGTGGAAACAATGATGGCAAGCTATGAATATTGTCCTGATAACGACAAGATTACCGTAGGCGGGATGCGCTCACTGATAAAAATGGCCATCGAAAAGATAAAGGAGCAGCCGTGACTATCCGAGAATTCTTTCGCCGTATCTTTAAACCGTATCCGAGATGCTCCGTGAAAGGCTGCATTCTTCGTCATGGACTATTCCAATCAGGCAAGAAGTATCACGTCCATTGCACGACCGACGGCACCATGTTTGTGCGCGGGATCGATATAATTCTGGAAAAGATTAAGGAGCAATCGTGATAACCCTAAAAGACATTGATTTCAAGGAATTCGACATAGCGGAGGACCGGTTGACGCTGATTAAGACCGGCATCCGCGATTTGCTGCAAGAGGCTCTGGTTACGGCGCAACGGGCAGAGCGGGAAAGGTGCGCGGGGATTGTACGTAGCTACAAGAATAACGGAATTGATCTGCCGGAAAACCCGCACGATTTCAATCATTGCATAGAAGCAGCGGCCCGTGAAATGGAGGACGGAAAGTTATGATTACGATACCGCAAGCTGAACCGGGCGAGATCGAAGTGGGAGAACTCTACCTAATGACGTGTAAGGAATTTGGGACGCCGAGGCTTGTCACGATAGACAAAAATATAGACGGCAAATACTGGGAACTGATGACTGCGGGCCACGCAAGGCATGTCGATATGACGCCTGGTATTAAGCTGTTCGGCCCAATCGAAATCCGGCAGGGGAAGGAAGGTGAGTGATGAGTTTATTTCCAGGCGAAGCCGAAGCGATTGAAACTGTTAAGCGGTTAGGCGCTCAGTTTGGCTACGGCAATCTTATCCATCATTTGAAAGACGCGTGGTCAGAGTCGCTACAGAAACAAAACGCCATCTTTGATAAACAGACAGCAGATAGAGCGGCGGGCCACGTCTGCGCGTGGTGCAAGGTTGACGGACGAACAGGTAAGAAGGTCAAAGGGTGACCACCTCCCCCACCGCATACCGCTCCGGCGGCTTCACCTACGCGTCATACATGCGCCATCGCTGCGGGTATCAGTGAGTGCCTTGCAGTAGCTTCGTAAATCGTTGCCACGCCTCTTTTCGTGCGGTCACAGCCCTACCGTAAGTCTCTCTCTGCGCGGGTGTGAGCGATTGCTTGAACTTCGCTTCATTCGTGGCGCTGCCGGTAAACAGCGGTCTGAATCCGGCGTCCGCGTACTCCGCTTTTTCCGTACCCGCGTGAAATCCCGCCCATTCGTCAATGGCTTTCTTGATCTTCGTCCGAGCTTCCAGCCGGTCGTCGATCCCTGGTTTCGTCCCGCGCAATTCACCGAGCAATCGCTTAATCTCAGATTCGGCAGTCGGTAAGTCGGCGGTTTCCAGCGACCGTTTTAGCTGCGTCAACTCTGACGCGCCACCGCTGAAAGTATCCATTGGGATGCGATTCGCCTGCTTGAACTTCGTGGCGAGCGACTGCACGTCTCTAATCTCCTGTGGCGTGCGTTTGTAGGTCTGCGTACCGATACCGATGACTGTCGGCAGGGTTTTCACGAATCCCGGCGCGCCAGAGTCCTTGTAGCCTTCGTACAGGTCACGTCCTACCATTGGAGCGACCATGTTTGCCGCCGCGCCTTTCCATGTGAATTTATCCCCGACGATATTCGAGCCCATCTTATAATCGATTGCTGTACCCAGCGCTGGTGCTGTCTTTCCACGTAGATAATGAAGCGCGACGTTGCCCGGTTGCTGAGCCTGTGTATTTTCAATACCGCGAGCATTATTCGACAGTCCGCGCACAAGCTGAAACGCGACTCTCATATCCTGATTCTGTCCGCGCGTGAGATCATAGCTGGTATTTCCCGCTCTGACCTTCAGAAAATCCGGGTCGTCTGGATCTGTACTTACTTTCAGTCCAGCCGCAGCCGCGAGCCCCAGCGCCGTAACAACACCGCCATAATAGAGTCCCAATGTCCGCCCGGCGATTCGACGCATCGCTGGATTCTTGCTTGCCAGCCCATTGAGCATCTGAAAACGCGATGCCATATATCGTGGACTAAACAGGAACAGATTGGCTACTCCGGTCGCGACTTTTGCCTCATGTGGATACCATCCCTCGCCCAGGTCGCCGCGCCCGGTCGTTCGATTGATGAACTTCGCGAGTTGCTGGAATGCTTCTGGGTTCTTCTCTGGAGTGTAACCACCTGCCTTATCAGACTTCATTAACTGCGATTCAACTTGATATGCGCGAATCCTTTGCCAGTCGAGGAACGCGGAATATGCGCGCTCGGAACCAGCGTAGAGCCTACCAATATATGGAATCTTTTCGGGTAGCTTCGATAGAAACGCCTCTTCACGTCCAGCGGATTGCAGCGGATCACCGGCAAAGTATAGTCCCGCTTTCTTGGCTTCACCAAAAAACGGCATCTTTTGAATCTCATCATAGACGCGGGTTTGCCCGACTTCCGACATCGCCTGAAATTGTTTTATGAATGCCTCTGCCGCGATCTTTGGATGCGCGAATACCTGGACCAATCCCTGGCGACCACCAGCGGATATGTCGATAGAGGTCAGTAGTGATTTCGGCGCGTTGATTACATCGGATGCTGCGCGCAGGACCTTTGCACCGATACCCTCATTCATCCGTTTGATAATCTGCTGAACTTCGCGAGTCGCCGCCCGGTTCTCGTTTTGCAGCTTGACATTTTCAGCGGTCAGCGGCAATTTTGCTTTCGGTGTTTTTTCAAAGTTGCCCGTCCGCAACATCTCTTCGAGCTCAGCCTGACGCTTGACGAGTCGTTTACGGAGCGCCTCATTCTGGCTGGCCTGCTTCTTTGCGATCGCCGCCGGGTCAGCATCTTTGAGAGCTTGGTAGGTTTTCTTTGCGGCGTCGCGTCGCTGTTTGAGCGCTTCCAATTGCAGGTTGGTCACCGGGTCGGCCTTGGCTTTCGCGGTAAAATCCTTGTCGCTTATCCGCCGATCATATTCGGTAATCGACTTTTCAAGTGAGCGTTGCGCCATTTCGATCCGCTGGGCATCGGTCATCCTGCGCGGTCCGTTGATAGCGTCAAGGGTTGCGCGCAAAGAATCCCGTTCGGCCTGCAATGCTTTCGCCTCGGCGTCTAATGGCACAGGCGTCCGTTGTGGCGGCTTCTCGCCAGTCTTTATCTGCCGATCCAGATCCTGAATTGCATTCTTCAGCCGCGTCTTCACACCATCAAGCGCCGACTTCTGTTGCTGCTCCGGTGACCGCTCACTGCCTTCAATTTTAATACCGTGTTCTCGCTTTAGCTGATTCAATCGCTGGGTCCGCGCGCGTTCTTCGGCTGTCGGCGGATCGGGTTGGTATCCACTTCGCGGCGGTCGTTTACCAGCAACGATATCCTCTTCAGCGGAAACGTCTCGCAATTCCCGTTTGATCTTGCGCAATTCGGTGTCAATCGCATCCTTTGATGGGCGGCTGGTTTTACCTGATCCGCTAATTGCATCCCGAATATCACGATAGGTGAATCCATCTGGCAGGGCATCTTTTACATCGGAGTAGATAGAATCCACTATATCGACTGCTTTAACCATCCCAGCTTCGATTCTATTGCGCGCCATTTTCGTTAACAGCGTCACGGCTTCGGCTGGCAAAGTCAAGCCGACGACCGCGCCAGCTTCAGGACCGCCCAGCCCCTTTGACGGCGGCTCTTTCGACTTGAACAGGTTTTTAAACTCGGCCTTCAGCGAATCGAAATCATTATCGAGTTTCGCCTTTGTGACCGTCCGCCTGGTCCGTCGCGCCGCAGTCTTTACTTCATCGTCGATCTTTTTAACCGCTCTATCAGCGGCTCTCTGTGCGTCAATCTCATCCTGTTTGGCTAAATCTTCGGACGTGCGCTTGATCGTCTCGGACAATTCTTTCAATCGAACGGCGGTCTTTTCCGGAACGGGCTGGCCATCGTTTGCGATCTTCGCACGGCGCATCAGATTGTCGAGCGAATAGTCCTCACGGATCATCATTCGGCGAATTGCCAGCGCTCGCCCAGCGTGCGTACCCGTTCTATCGGCCGCGAAGTCGTTGTTTTCGATATGCTGTTTTACCGCGTCCAATTGACCGTTAAGACTAATTTGCGCCTCTTCGTTACCCGATTTCTGCGCCTCGGCGATCTGCTCCTCAAGCGACGCCTGTTCATTTTGCAGACGCATCCGGTCGTATATGAGCGCAGCGCTTTCAGCATCGGTCAGTACACGCGGCTTTGTGGTCAATTCCTTGACTGACTGTCGATAAGCTTCAGGGTCATTGTCGACGATTGCCCGTCCCTGGTCGTAGGATGTACCGAACGATTTACGCGCCAACTTCTCAATTGGCGGCGCTCCACGAGCCTCACGCTCCAAATCTACTTGGCTGTTTTTAATCCCGGTCACACGCGGCTCAGGCTCTGGTGTTTCGCCTAATTCTTCGTGTGCCTTATTGAACAATTCCCGCAGGTGTGGCTTCACCTCATCGCCAATCTCTAAAATCATCTGCCGCGAGAAGTCGGCAAACGTCCTGACGCCGCGCTCAATATGGTAGCCAGCGACGTACAGCCAGTCCTTCAACTCTTCGGTTGTGATCGGTCCAGAACGGCGCAGATTCTTATCAGGATTCAGGATACGATCAAGCGCTTCGTCCGCACCTTCTTTGGTAAAGAGCGTGTTTTGCTCGCCAGATGACGCCGTAGGCAACTCTATCTGCGTATCGAACATGTCGGGAGTCTTCGTGTCTTTTGGCGCAACTGTCGTCTTTTCAACGACATTCTTCCGCCCGGTCTTCATCCCGATACGCAACAATTCCTTGTCGTTCTCGATCTTCGCCTTGGCTTTATTCTTTTCGGTCTCTAATTTACCAGCGGCTTCGGCTCGGTCGATATCTCGCTGAAAGTCTTCTGGCGTTGCCTCCGGACGATTCGCGGCATCGTGAAAATCTTTTAACGTGCCGTAGTGTTCAATCGGCGCTGGCGGTTCGTAGCCTTTGGGTAGATAAACATATTCCTGATCGCCACCCATTGAGCCTTTGACAGCAATGAAATCTTCTTTTGGAAATGAGAATTCGCGGACGGACTTACCGCCGTGTGTGTAGTTCCGCGCCTCTCCCGCTGTTCCCGCAACGAAATCACCAGGTCGGAGTTCTGCGCGGCCAGTGCCCCGATAGACCGTCATTGGTTCTTTACCGGTCAAGCGCTTCGCGTCGCGGCCAAGTTTCCCTATTTCTTCTTCTGTCGCGTATGGGCTTCGCTGGGAAACACGCTGAAGTTTTTTAAAGATTGCGTCGGCCACGTCATCAGAGAACTTCTCGCCGGGTTTCACCGACCCGACCTGATTGGCGATAATTCGCTTTGCCGCTTCGTAGCTTTTACCTTTGATCTTGTCGGCGAGTCTTGTTAGCTCTGATGGGATTTGCTCTGGCGTTGATTCTCGCTCTTGGCTACCGCTCTCCTGAAAATCTGCTGCCTCAATGCCATTCTCTTTAATGTCGGTAGCGCGCTGTATGAGGTTGTCGATTGTTTCTGGTGTGAGTCCGTGCCTTGCGCCTTCGCTCCTGAGTTGTTGGGCACCGTCATCGACCGCTGAGTCGAAGGCTTTGCCAAGCTCACTGTCAGGGTCTTTAAGTTCGGCTTCAACAAGCTTACTTTCGCGTTGAAAAGCTTCAGTGGCGTCTTGTGATTGTTGGTGTCGCTCATAATCTGCGTCCAATCCTTTATCGATTATATTCTGATCTCGATACTTTGAATAGGTTTTCTTTCCCGCCAGGTCGTCTTCAATTGCGCTCATCATGTCGGAAATAGTCGCGTCTTCTTCCAGGAAGTGCGATTCTTTCATCGCCTCAAGCATTCTATCGGGCGATAATCCATTCTTAGTAAACAGCCCAGTCGTGCCCGATTCCTTTGCGCGCAGTCGATTAAGCTCGCCGCCAAGATCGGCATCAGCTTTGAACCCGCGATTGGTATCGTTCGGTCGTCGCGCAAACTCAGAGATACTTCTGTCTTCGTGCTCTGCTTTTGGCGGCCTCGGTCGCTTGGTGGTTAGCCCTTGTCGGTTCGCGTCCGATTCGATCTTCGCTCGCGCCTCCGCTTCCATCGTGCGAGCTTCCTGCAACTTGCCCTTTGCCACAGTCAGGTCCATTCGAATTGAGCCTTTATTGTCGCGTGCGGTAGCGTTGCTCAGGCGGGTTTGCAGTTTATCGACTTGCTTTTTCGCAAGTTCAATCGCTTGCTTTGCGCCCGCCAGCATTCCATGGCCGGGAGAATTGACGGATTTAGGATTGACCAGCTTTAGCGGTGCATCTGGATCGACAGGTTTTCTGCTCCTTGACGTACCGGATTCTGGCTGTTGCAATTCAGGGTGCTCTCGCAGGACTTCTGGCGGTATCTCTTTGCCTTCCTTGATTGCCTGCGTAATACCCTGCTGTGCCGCCATCTGTGCGGGGCTTAACTTTTCAGACGGCCTGCGCAGCGGTTCTGTCTTGCGCGC